AGCTCTGGCGATCCCAACCAAGGCGGGGTGGTCCCTGGCGAGAAGAGAAAGCGGCAGCGTCCTCCGGCCTCCGAGCCTTCGGAGCCTAAGCCACGCCCTGGAAGCAAGAGAGCTAGAGAGCTAGCGCGGGAGAGAGGCTAATGGCCGGCTCAGGATTTAACTTCGGCCCGGACATGTTGGCGAGTTTTGGGATCAATAGCAAGCTGAAGAAGCAAAACCCTGCGTGGTCCACTCCAGGTCGGGATATCCAATCCACAGAAGGAAAGACGCTTCCAGCCCCCACTAATGCTGCTATGTCCAACACGCAGCAGGGTGGTAGCGCTTCTGCGGCAAAGCCGCCTGAGCCAGCGGTTCCTCCTGTTAGCATGGACCCAGTGGATCAAGCCCCCACGCCTCCTCCAGGGATTCTTCCAGGCACACCTGCTTACTCGGCATGGCTGAAGAGTCAGCCGGCTAAGCCTGTGCAGCAGGAGCCAGAGGGTGGTCCCGCTGTGGACGGTCCTCCTGGCACAGACCCACCGCAGGCTGGTAACTACTCTGTCAAGTTTGGGAACATCTCGCGCGAGTATGATAGAGCCAAGGTGGACGCAATCATGGCTGGTCTTCCTGAAGGGCAGAAAGCGGCTCTTCAGCAGCTAATCAACGGCGGTAGCTCCACTGGGCTTATGGACTTGATGCGTGCCGGTATGGACCCAAAACAGCTTTTTGAACTACAGAAGGCTGCCGTGGGCGGACGAGGTAAAGGTGGCATCGGTGGATGGGAAGGCGGACCCAGCAAGATGGGGAACCGGAACTATGAGAATTATCGTCCAAAGTGGATGGATAAGAGAATTGCTAGAAATGAAGAGGCTCGCAGGGCAAAAGAAGAGCTCGTCTACAGACCCATGCCGATAACACCTATAAAAAAGGCTGACGATCCAGAAGGACGCCAGAGTATGCCATGGGATCAGCCTATATTTATTCACCAGGGGCCATGGGAGATAGGTGGTGGTCCTTCCCCTAATCCAAAACAAGCTCCAAACGAGATGCCTGCCACGTACCCAAACGAGATGCCTCCAATAGGTCAAAATCCTGGTCCTTTCCCTCCTGGATTTCCTCCTGGACCACCCAGTAACATGATGTTCCCTCCTCCTTGGATGGGAAATCCTGGAGGATTTAGTACAATGCCATATTTCGACCCAAGGCAGTCACCATACCTAGGAATGATGTTACACGGAGGTCAAGTTTCCGGACCTCCAATGCAACCACAACAGTGGGGAGGATAAGAAATGCCCGGAACATTTGACTACATGAAGAGAATTGGTGCTCAACCACAACCTGGACGCTCGTTTAATGACATGGGTGGCACAGGTGGCGTTAAGCCGCCCAAGCGGCCAGGGGGACAACCCTATGTTCAGCCACCAATGCCTCCGGGAATGGATGCTAACGGACAGGGGATGCCCCCTGGTGGCGGTATGGGACCGGCACAGGGTAATGGACAAGAAGGTGGCCCAGGTATGCCCGGTGGTGGACCGAGCGGAACTCCTCCCATGCCACCGCAGCCAGGAGGTCCAGGAGCGCAGAGAGGTGGTCCTGGAATTGGTGGTGCTCGGCCTGGAGGTGGAAACCTTGGTGGCTTCCAAAACCAAGGCAATGTGACTGGGGCTCTCGGAAAGAGTTCTGTACAAGGGCCTCAAGGGAAAGCATCTCCCACTTACGGGCCTAACGGAGAAATTGTATACCAGTGGGACGGGAAGATTTATCCTTATGACCCCACAGATCCGGCCAATGCTGACAAGGAAGATCCTTATGGTGGTGGTGGAAACCAGATGAACCCACTACCTGGTCAGGCTGGCTATCCGCCGCAGATGCAGCCCCTACCTGGACAGGGTGGTGGCTATCCTGGACAAAAGCCTGGTGGTTTCCCTGGTCAAGGGCCTGGACAATTCTATCCTCCGGGCCAAGGTCCAATCCAATCTCCACCATCGTATCCGTATCCTGGTAACGTGGGAGGAGGCGCAGGAAACCCTGGAACCGTGTTCCCAGGACCCACGCAGGTTCCTGGCGGTGGACGGTTTGGTGGCTATGCAGCACGTAAGATGCCGCAGATGCCTGGCGGAATGATCCAACAACCCGGTTATGACGCACAGCTTTACTAAGGAGAAATAAAATGAAGAATGTATTTGGCATGGACGGAATCAGAGCAGAAAACACAAAGAAGTTACAGAAGGATGTAAACTTCACCATGGATGGATCGAGCGGTAAGGTTCCTTCTCCACTAACTTCGCCTTATGACATCAGACCGTCGAGTGACGACAACAAGCTTGGTGCCGGAACTAAGGGTACTCCCTTTGCTCCTGGCAAGATCAACGACAACACCAAGACTCGGAATCGTTCTAGCTCGATGAAGTGATGTGTATATAGCAGAACCCCGGAATCCAAGGACTGTAAGACATCCCTTATGGTCCTTGGAAACTTTAAAGGACGAGCTAACCCATTCTAGAAGTACCTTAACAGAAATACTTAAACGCTACGCTCCTTCCCCCAATAATTGGAGAGCCCTCTACGCTGATTACAGGCGATGGAGAGAACAGGACGCGGAATTGCAGGAACTATCAGAAGCGCATAGACTTCGCACTGACTCAAAGAAGCGAACCACAATCAAGGGAGGCAGACCAAAAAAGGATGCAGACCCTGATCACGCTGACTTTCGAGTGGCCTACTGTGAAGCACTCCTGAACACTAAGAGCAGAGTCAAGGCGTGTGAAGCCACACCCTATGACTATAACCAGATCTACCAGATGCTCAACGAGAAGTACTCCTCGTATGACGCTGAGTTTGCAGAGATGGTACACAAGACCGAAGCCCGCTTAGTGGCTTGGGCAGAAGAGACTATCTGGAATGCCCTAGAGGACGAGACTAAGCCTAAAGACAAGGCTTGGATCGCCAAGGAAATCTTAAAGGTAAGAGACCGCGACCGCTGGGGCGACAAGCTTCAGATGGACGTGCACGCTCAGGTACAGCACCGCATGGTACTAGACCGTGGTCGTATGCTAGCTGAGCTTGCAGAGGAGCAGAAGCGCTTCTTTGCTAATGTTCCCACCACTGCTCTTCCAGCAGGTGAGGAGATTGTTGTGGAGGCCGAGAACAATGAGTAACGGCCTGACCATACCAGACACGCTTGATCAGTACAAAGAACTCCGCGAGTGGGTCCATTCTCTTAGAGACAGGTCTCTTTCATATTGGGAAGAGGCCATGCGGTGGTACGCTCTAAATGACACGTTCTTTGCTCTCAACTTCGTCTTTCTTACTAGGAACGAGACTCATTCCACCTATGGCACACCGTTCTATTTTCATGAGTTCTACCTCAAATACTGTAAGCAGCTAGATTGGCTGATAGAGAACTTTGAAAGTAGCTTTGACGGTTCTGCTAGAAGAGGCGGAAAGAGCACTGTTCGTACCCGCCTCACTCCAATTAGGATGGGACTTAAGTATCCCAACATCACGCAGGGCATCTTCTCTCTTGAGCGCAACTTTGCACGCAAGCACATGCGTGGAATTAAGGAAGAGCTCGAGAACAACGACCTACTGAAGACTCTGTTCCCAGACAGGCTGTGGTCTGACCCCTATGAGGCGGCGCGCAGAGGGGAGTGCGTGTGGTCGTTGAACGATGGCTTCCAGTTTAAGGGAAGAACTGTGCCTAGGAACAACCAGACCATTGAGTGCAACACGTTCTTCGGTGGTCCAGTGGGATCAGGTTTCGACTTCATGCACTTTGACGACTGCGAAGACGGCACAGTGGTATCCACACCAGATAACATCACTAAACTACACGATGCATTTGACGACGCTGTGCAGCTAGCCACCCCTGTTGCCATTCCTCGTCCAGTAATTTGGGTAACAAACACCTTCTATCACCCAGAGGGTATCGCTAAGAAGCAGTATGACAAGTACCGCTTAGCAGATGAGCGCAAGATCCGCCTTGAACCAGGCGAAGTGAACATCAGGACAGGCGGTCCAGGCCCCATGGGGGGCCATGCACAGTATCCCTTCACTCTGGAATTCCTCCAGCAGAAGTACGACGAGTGCAAGGACAAGGACGAGTACGCTATCCAGTACTGCTGCGACTTCACTCTTGGACAGTCAAGAGCGTTTAAGCCGTCTTGGGTCAACTGGTACGAAGAAAACCCTGATGCTGTCATGCAGGGTAAATACAGTTATGTCTGTATTGACGCATCTCGTGGAGTGCACGACCCCATGGGCATCTGGGTGTGGTCGGTGGGGGTGGATAAGCGGCTCTTTTGGACTGGAGGGTCTAGGAAGAAGCTAGATCCAGCCTCTCCTGCGTTTGCTGACGAGATCTTTAACATCTGCGCTAAGGTGGCCAACCTATCAGAGAAGCTAGTGGAGGTTCGGGTGGAACAAATGCACTCCCAGACCTGGGCGGAGCTTATCGGGTCGGAGCTAAGAAAGCGCGGAATGCATGTGCCCGTGATACCTTGTCGCGGGAAGCTGGCCAACGACCGGGGCATTAGGAAGTTTGAGACCACAAAGCTCGAGAGAGAGTGGCAGCGGTGGTCCCCACCTTTACAACGCGGTGAAATCTGGTTCCCAAAGCCTCGCAGAGAACTCGGACCAGGTCTCCCCGTGGTAAACGAGCAAGGCGACCCGTTCGATCTTGTGGAATACTTCATTGACTATGAGTATATGTTGTTTCCCAGAGCACCACATGACGACATGTTGGATGCTGGGTCTTTAATTTGGGATCCAGAGGTGCCGCCGTACATGGCTCCTGCCCCCACTTACCGAAAAATCAGAAAAGGCGCTTCGGCTGCAGGTCGTCGTGTGTCTTGGATGAGCGCTTAAGGAGAGCGTTATGTCATTTAGAAACCTATACAAGAAGAGCTCGCCAGAGTGGAAGGTCATTAATGATCTTAACGCTTGGGTTAGAGAGGGTGTGACTCATTGCGAGCCAGAACACAAGCGCTGCGAAGAAAATGCAGGGTTTGAGCGTGGATACCAGTGGGCAGAGGGTGATATTCAGCGCCAAGCGGAACGCGATAGACCCGCCCTGCCGTTGAACTCTCTACTAAAACTCGTCAACGGTGTGGCTAACAGAGAGATCATGGACAGAATTGTACCCAAGATCTTGTCGCGTAAGGAAGAGGACAACGCTCTAGCAGAGGCGCTTGATATGGCCTGCCAGTGGCAGCGTGAAAAGGCTGAAACCGAGCACGAAGAGTCCACTGCTTTCCGGAGATGTGTGATGTCTGGACTAGGAGTGATGCATAAGCACTGGGATCCTCTGGCTTCGGATGGAGACGGAATGATTGCCGATGAGGAAGTGCCCATCTGGTACATGCTGTGGGACCCACGCGCGAGGAAGCAGAACCTAGTGGACCGCAAGTGGCATATCTCTGGTAAATACGTGGACTTTGTGGAGGCCAAAGAAGAGTTTGGAGAACTCTCGAAGGAAGCGAAGAGAGTATTTCAGCGGCTAGCCACCAACGCAGCTTTTGACATTGACCAGGGCTACGATGCCACAAGAGGTGGTTCTCCTGTGGGAGCTTCTGGAACTTGGGGCCAGATCCTAGGAAACCGCTGGTTATCCACCTCAGCACAAGAGATCTTTCTGATTGAGGCGGAGTGGAAGGAAGTGGTCAACTACTACAAGGTGGCTTACCCCGTGTTATTTGACCAGGTACTTAGCATGGTTTCTGACCAGGAAGGCGTGGTGGACTTAGGACAAGACGAGCAAGGACAGCCAATCCAGTTTACAAACCAGCAGTACATGCAGATGGACCCCCAAGCCCAGCTCGACCTATTAATGCAACTTCTAAGCAACACCGAACTCCGTAAGTTTGAGGATAAATCTGAGTTCTCAGACTTTGCTGAGCAGTATGAGAGCTTAATGGGAGTCAAGTTTGTTGACTTCAAGCGGAGCAAGAGAACGGTATACAAGTATGCCATTGTCACAGATGGCACCATCTTGGATCACGGTGTGCGGCCCATGGGCTTCACTTACGAGTTCCTGACAGGCTATGCATATGAGACCCGCGAGAAGATTGAGCACTTTGGCATGATTGATGTGGCCAAAGGACCGCAGGATTTCAAGAATGCGCTGTTCAGCAACCTCCTGACTATGTACATGACCTCGCCAAAGCAACACTTAATCATCGAGGAAGGGGCACTTAACGATCCTGAGCAGTTTCTTGATGAGTATGCCAAAGTGTCTGGCGTCAGCTTTGTGCCTGACGGCTTTGTGGCAAACCAGAGATTTATTCAACTCCAACAGCCACGCTTCCCTGACATGATTGGGCAACTCATCGAGATGGCCGACTCTGCCGTGGAGGATATCTGGGGGCTTAGCTCCATTGAGGCTAGCCAGCAGGGAGACCTGAGAAGAGTGTCTGGCACGGTTGTTACTGCGGCCAAGCAGGCCACTAACACGCTGCTAGCGCTAATCTTTGATGCCCTTCGTAGGTATCGCAAGCGGTGGGGGCTGCTCACTCTCAAGTACCTCCTTGAGGCTTATGAGCCGGAAGAGCTTGCCCAAATGGTGGGCGAAACTAAGGTCCCTGCGCTAAGCCAAATTTCTTCTTGGCCAGAGGTGTTCACTTTTGACATCAAGGTTGACGAGGCTCCTACCTCAGTGTCGGAGCAAATGGAGACTATTGATTACCTCACGCGCACCGGCACTCTGGATAACTGGCGCGCCTCTGGAGATGTGGATTTCCCTGGTATGTTAGATCTTCTGGTAACCATTCCTAAGTCCACCAGAGATAAACTGAGTGAGGCTTGGCGTCAACGTCAGGACACTCAGCAGCAGATCCAACAATTGCAACAGCAGCTAGAACAGAAGAGTCAGGAGCATGAGCTTCTGAAGAACTTCGTTAGAACGAATCCGGGCGGTAATGCGATTATCGCTCAATACGACCTGCTAAACCAGCTAGCTCAACAGCATGCTCAGGCCATGCAGGAACAACAACAGCAGCAAGAACAGCAGCAGTGATGGAGTGACAGATGAGAAATGAAGATCAGAATGACCTGAATTATCCCGACCCGATCTACACGGATAGTTCAGAGGACTCGCAGGTCGTTGACGACCCGATGGACATGTCTGATAGCGTGGTACCAGGAGTGCAGGGTGTTGGCAATCTAGAGGACCTAGGAGAGCTACCTGAAGAAGAGTGGGAGGAACCAGCTCCACCTCCACCACCTAGGCCGCAGCCACAACCACAAGAGGATCAAGACCGCAAATACGGGAATCCCCATGCTCGTGCCAGAATTGCAGAGCGGGATGCGCGCATTGCACAACAGCGGTTCCAAGCTTTGTGGAACGCAATGCAGCAAGCGGCCCTCCAGCCAGACGAGGAGGAAGTGGAGGAGCAGGCTCCAGATTTTGACTCTGATCCGCTCCAGTATCTCCGTCACAAGCTAGACGAAACGACCACTAAGCTCCAGCAGCAGCAACTTCGGGAGCAGATGGAGAAGCAGCAACAAGTGCTCTCTCAGAGTCTCCAGGCCGGAGCTCAGGACATTAGAACCTTTGCGGCCGAGTCTAACGGGGTGTATCCAGAAGCCATGCAGCATATCTCCAATGTAAGAATTGCTGATCTCCTAAGCCAGAATCCGCAGCTAACATATCAGGAAGCCAACCAGTTGCTGGCTCGGGATGCGGCTCGAAAGATTGTCATGTGGCAGAGTCAGGGACTTAGCCCGGCAGAGCAGTTTATGGACGAGGCAATTCGCCTAGGCTACGACTTTGAATCAGCCCTAGCCAGACACGGGTTTCTCGAGCAGCAGCAGCAGCGCGTGCCACAAACGGCAAAGCAGACCATCCAACGCGAGGTCAAAAGAGAGAACAAGACCCGCACTGTAGGGAACTTAGGCGGCAAGCCCGTCAAGAAGCGCATCACAGCCAATGACGCGCTGAGCATGGAAGAGGACGATTTTGATGATGTGCTGGACGCGCTAGCCAACGAAAAGGGGAGCGGCATCAAGTCTAACTTAAAGATGTCTGACTTCTTCAATGTGATGCGCTAACTGACCAGCCTGTTGACGTTTAGGGACGCCCTGGGGTACTATACGCACGTCCAGGGCGCTGTCCCTGCGTTTCCCGCTTAGGCGGTGAGTCCTTTAGCCCCGGTTCTCGGGAGTGCGGTTCGTGGGCCGCTTTACAAGCACCATAGGCTATCCAAGCTACATTGGATCGTTAGAAGCGTAAGTTCAACAACAACATGAGGATTGACTATGGCATCTTCAACTGGTTGGTTATCAATCACAGATCCTCGAGTTGTAACTGTTTGGGAACGCCTCCTAGACCGTGAAGTCCGCGTTAAGGACCCACTGTTTGACACCAAGTATGGATTCGCCTCGAAGGAAAACGGATCGCTTGTTGTCGTAAAGGAGGAGCTCAAGCAGGGACCTGGAGCTCGCATTCGCAGCAAGCTAAAGTATCAGCTTGAGGGCGAGGGCCGCGCCGGGGATCAGCCGCTAAAGGGCTACGGAGAGTTCTACAAGACTGCTGTGTTTGATATTTTCATCGACACAATCCGTCACTATGTAGAGACAGCTACCCCCATCATGCAGCAATGGGTCACTGAGGACACCATGGATGAGGGTCGCGACGGCCTAGCGGACTGGTTCGCAACTCGATTTGGTTTCGCAGCGCACATTCACGCTTGCGGAATCTCCGTTATCACAAAGCCTGTCTACACACTTAACAACGATATTCAGGCACTCAATTCGAGCTACATCCTTCGTCCGAACCAAAAGACTGCGGGCAACTTGACATCTAACGATGTGTTCAATGTGGACGTGGTTAACGAAGCTATCATGAAGCTGAAGCTTCTTAACCCCAAGATTCGTCCTGCGAAGACTCCTCTAGGCGAGCTGTTCGTTTGCTTCATTTCGCCTGAGCAAGTAAGAGATCTTCGTAAGTCTGACAGCGAGTGGTTCGGCCTGATGAAGGCTTCTCTGCAGGGTGGACGCGTTGACGACAACCCGATCTTCCACAACGCTCTGGGCAAGGCCCACGGTGTTCTGTTCATGGAATCGGAACTTGTCCCACCGGGTCTAAACTCTGGCGGAACCAAGCTTAAGGACAAGACTCGTAGAGCATGGATCGGCGGAGCCAGCGCACTTGCGATGGCATTCGGCCGTGGATATGCTCCTCCGGGATACGACCTTAACAGATTCCGTTGGGATCGTGAGTCTGAGGACTTTGGTCACCAGCAACAAATTGCTGCGACCACAATCGTTGGGCTTGCAAGACCACAGTACAAGAAGCCGGGTGAGTCGAGTGCACGTGAGGCTGGGGTATTCGTAATCGAGACCTACGCCGATCACCTTGACACAGGCTCGGATGTTTACGCGCGTTGGATCAACGCCGGCGCGACACTGGAAGCATAAGGAGATAACACATGGCTACTACATATGAAACTCCAAATTTCCGTGACGTAAGCATCTTCGCTGCCAATTTCCCTGGTGTCATTGACCGTACAGTCGAGATTGACCTCGAGGCTGTGACAGCCGATGCCACCTATGCGTTCATTATCAATGACGTTATTAAGGTCTGCCGTCTCCCGCAAGGAGCTAAGCTTCTTTACGGAAGACTTGAGTGCGACGACCTAGATGATGACGGTACTCCAACAGTAGAGCTGGACCTCTCGGTTACAGATGGTACTACAACGTACATTCTCGTAAACGGAACCGGCACTACTATCGCGGAAGCTGGTGGTGCTCTAGATTCTAGAAGCACCATGGTAACTGACGTGGTAGGATCTGTTCTTGCCAACCCAGACTTCTACCTGCAAGTTAAGTGCCGCGCAGCGGCCACTGGCGATGCTGGGGCAAGCGCGAAGATCAAGGCGACTGTTGGGTACACCATGGCTGTGGAGTCGAACGAGTACAACAGAGACTTCCCTAGCCCAATTCCGACCTAATCGGAGCTGGCTACTGATACTCTTTGGGGGGTGGGGTGATACTGCCTCACCCCCTTTTTACTTGTGAGGCCACATGTCCGATCTAAATACGATGGTCAAGCAGCTAATGACCGAGCTGCACTTCGACAATAACACTACAGGAACTCAGGCAGAAACCGATGCTAAAGTTGCTATCATTGATTCGATCAATTTTACAAAGCGACAGAAAGCATGGTTCAACGAGCGTAGACATACTATCTACTCCTCTGACGGAGTATTCGGATACCCTTTACCAAACGATTTCATGGGTCTGGTTGGTAATGTGTATTATACTGCCTCTGATAACGACCCTCTTACGAGAGTGGTCCTTCGATATAGATCTCCTGAATGGTGTGAGGAACATAAGTCTCGCGGTGAGGAATGGGACACCTCTGTAAACTCAGGTAACCCTGATTTCTATAGCATTGATGCGGGTGCCAATGAGATGTTACTGGTGCCTATCCCGTATCAAGATGGCGACAAGATTGAGTTTAAGTATGTGGTGGATGATGGAGTGCCCACATATAAGGTAGTCAGTACAACGTGGACTTTCTACCTACCTAATTCTTCGGAGACACTACCAGCCACATTTACTAATGTGTGGTTCACATCTGCGTACCGGATGATCTTTGCAAGAGCGGCCTACTATCTTCTCACTGGCGCCTATGGAGGCACTGAGGCTGCAATGGTTAAGGGCACTGAGTACATCAAGCAGTGGGCAGAAGAGCTTAACAAGCTAAGAGCAGAAACTAAAAGCAAGGCAAGCCCCAGAGGCGTGCGGAGACACATTTAATGGCGGAAGGTAGAGTCACTATTCCCTTTGGGAAATGGAAGCCAGATTTTGGTCCCACACCGGGTCAACATCTTTGGCTGGCTTTCCAGGTTTCCCCAAGCATTACAGGATATGAGCAGTTTCGGCAGATCACATTTTCTGATATTGGGAATAGTACAGAGACATTAAGAGGCGTGGGTGTTTATCGCGGGATTAATCCACGTAATTACATTGCCACTGACACAAAGATTTACGACTATGTTCCGACCACTTTAACGGATAGAAGCAGAGGAGTGCCGTACAACACAGCCACTGCAGGTGACGGCTTCTTTTTCGCTGAGTTTGGGCCTTACGTGTTTGCCACGAATGGAATTGACAATATTCAGATCTCAAGCCCTGGACTGGCTGCACCTGTGTATGCTTTTGCTGACATCACTCCAGCCGCCGCTGGTGCCAATCCTGCTGCAAAATACATTATTGCACACAAGGGACATGTCATCATTGCGAATATTGATCTTCGAGCTGGGGCTTACGGAGCGATTGCAGCCGACTATCACCCTGACCTAGTGTGGTGGTCTGCCACAGATAACGGTGTGGCTTTTGGTTCGCCAGCAGATTCTCCGGCCTTGCTCGGCACTGACTACAAGTTCTTGTATGATGGCGATGGTCCAATTACTGGAATGGTTGCAGCGGCAGATGCATTCTTTGTGTTCAAAGAGCGTGCCGTGTACAGAGTGGATGGACCTCCATTCCAATTCAGTAAGATTAGTTTTGGCTTAGGCACGGTGTACCCAAGAAGTATCGTTACCAGAGGGACAAATATCTATTTTATGTCATCTTCTGGGCCTGCAGTGATTGATGCAGTTTCCTCGCAAATGCGGCTGCTATCCACTGACGGTGGACACCGACACATTGTAGATTCGCTCTTACCAAGAAAAGGTTCGTCTTTGGGCCTAATCCCACAAGGCTTTGGCAACACTTCCCCTATTCAAAACACTAACGTTGCACTTGACGATTCACTTAATACACCTTTCACTGTAACAGCATTTGCAGATCAAGCACACGACAGGGTCATCTTCACGGCTTCCAGCTCTCTAACTTTGGTTGAGAACTCTGGCAAACTCTGTTGGATCTATGATGAGAGTTCTGATTCTCTTTCTGTGGCCGGTCTGTATAGTTCCAACGGAATTCCTACAATTGTGGGAACAACGGGGAGCATCATGCTAGTTCCGCTTGCTGCATACAGCAAGTATCGCGCACCGTGGCAGGACATGGGCGTGATTTGTATTAAGGTGGTGGGAGGAGCGGGTGATATCTATCTTGGATTACAGGGAGATGACAACCCCATCAATTCAAATGGACTTGTACAATTCAGATTACCGTTCACACCATTCACGGATCGTCCAGGTGTCAAGACTAGAATTTTAGCATTCAGGCCAATCTATTCACGCGATGCCCAAAGCGTGCTCCAAGCATTCACCCATAAATACGCAATCATCTATTCTGCTGCTCCTGGGTTTGTTTGGGATAAATGTTCGTACGTTTACAATGATTCTCCCATCACGTCTTTTGATGGATGGGTACAAACTCCAAACACCGTTTATTCATACATGCACAGTTTGGGGTTTAATTTTACTATGACTTCAGAAGTGGCTGACACCAAGGCATGGTTAGCAAACATCGTTGGTGTGGAAATTATCTATGACGCCCTAGGGTATAAGGCTGCGTAACATGCATGATTTCACAACCAGCGCCGAGCCCTCCAAGTCGCTTCTTCTGGCTAACAATCTTGCCATTGAGGAAGCGTGTAACAATGCGAACTACAACATTTGGATTCCAGCCACTGACATGGCGGCAGTCACTGTGAGTGGCGCAGCTCCTACATTCTACACGGCTGGCACTAACTACGCTATTGAACCCGCGTACTGGGAGTTTGCTGCCGGAGGCCCCACTCACCGCGTGGCTTGGTATGTTAGAAGACCACCAGCGTGGAAAAACGGGATGGTCTATGTGAAGCTGCATATTGGTAGTGATGTAAACGATGGGAATCCATGGGTAATGGGAGCCTCAGCAAACCTGATTGAAGACAGCGTGGCTCCGGGAACTGGATTTACAGCCGTGGGTCGCCCATCGCCCACTTTAGCGAATTCAATTACCACGGTTACCACTCTTGATGTCACTGTATTTACAAATTTGATACCAAATATGACCACTCGCTACATCGGAGAAGTTTATCGTGTGGATAGAAGAAGTTCAAATGTTGCCGACACACATGCTGGAGATCTTAGATTATACGGCGCTGAAATGATCTACTTTGAGAAGATAAAGCAGACAGGTGAGAAGCATACACCAGAAGTGAGACAGGAGGCATAACATGGGCTGGGCTGATAGCATTGACTGGGGTAAATGGCTCACTGCTGCCGCTGGTGCCCTTATTCAGGGCAAGGCCGCTAAAGAGGCGGCAAAGGCGAACAAGAAAGAGCACGATTACAAGAATGACGAGTTAGCTCGTAGAGCGGCTTTTGAGCAACAAAACATCAGTAGAATACAAAACTCTCCATTTGCAATTCTGTCTAACGCCATGCTGGACAAAGCGCTGCACGTGTACGGCCAACAGAGCAAGGGACAAGGTGGTTTTGATCTTCCTATTGACGCGCTAAGAGCCATGATGGGATTTGACGATGGCGATTATCGTCCTGGCACTTACTCGCAGGGATGGGGGAATGTGGATAGCGTGCGTGGTCCTCAAGGTGAGGGGATGCGCCCTGCCACGATGGGAGTGCAAGCAGACTTTGGCGGTCCAGGCGGGCAGAGATTCCAGCCCACCACTCACGACTCCTTTGGCGGTCCAGGTGAAGGATTCCGTAAGTTTATGGACGGTGATGAACAGGCTTATCGCTCCTTTGCTAACGCCACTGGCCCTGCTGGTTATGGTGCTGGCACGGGACGACTGCGACAGATGTGGGACAATAGCCAGACTGCTCGCGCTGATGCTATCATGGATGACGAGATAAGATTCCAGAGTGGCCTCTTTGTTGGTGGTAACGGTCAGCCCATTTTTGGACCCAGAGAGTTCCGACCAGGTGCTGGTGGCGATGCTGGCGGTCCTGGTGGGCCTCCTGAGGGGCACTCGCCAGGCAGACTGGCCCAGGCCAGAGATCTTCTTGTTCAAAAGGGTTTTGCAAACATCCCTGAATGGGCACAGAATGAAGTGTTGTGGGAAGCGGCCCTGGACGATAGACAAACTTGGTGGGGAAGGGGTCTCGGTAACGCAGCTCAAGGTGGCTTGGACGTGCTAAGGCAACTCTTTACTGGTGGACAGAATCCTGTTACCTCAGCAGTAAATTATGGATATGGCCAAGTGGACAAGAACCCATACAACGTCCTCTTGCACTACAAAGGTGGCCCAGACGATCTATGGGGCAACGCTCAAAACGCATTTGGACCGGGCGTAGAGGCCAGAAATAATTCGTATAACTTCTTCGCTAACTACATGAATGGAATTCTGGGCGGCGGTGGATTCCCCACGCTTTACTAAGGAGTTAGACCATGGGCAAGAAAAAGAAAGCAGCAGCAGACTCGGGCGACTCCTACAATAAGAAGGCCGCTCGTAAGGATACAGACACCGTTGCTGGTGGAATGTTGGATTGGAACCAAGACTTCCATAACTGGGCAGGCGGTGCAATAGACTACGCTCAAGGCAATCCATACCAGGGTTATGCTGATGCCTACATCGGGAACATGCTCGGCGGTGGCATGGGAGCAAACCCATGGATGAGCAACCTCTACAACAATGTCGGCCATGTTAACATGGACCCAGCCATGGGCATGTTAGAGGACTTCCTTGGCTATGGCAGTGGCGCTGGAGGCAAGTCGCCTGGTGGATCAAACCCAAGACCAGGTCGCCCCACATCTAGTGGTGGAGGGAAGGGCGGCGGTGGAGGTGGATGGGTACCGGCAGGTCAGGGAGGCTTTGGAGGGGGAGGCGGTGGTGGATACCATGGCGGAGGTGGAGGGGGTAGCATTCCCGATACCTACGACGAGGGCACTAAGTTCGGCCAGCAAGCCAAGTACTTCTTTGATGAGGCCCGTTTAGATCCAGCGAACGATCCCACTCTGGCACCAATGATTGATGCCATTCAGCGTGAAGCTGAGGAGTCCTACTATAAGTCTCTGCAGAACCTACATGCCAACATGGAGGGCGCAGGGCAGTTCGGTGGTGGCCTGTACCGTGCTATGATGGGCTCGGCCAACGAGGAGTACAACGAGGCTATCCAGGGCACGATTGCCACGCAGTACGCGCAAGCAAGACAAGCCGCACTAGAGCACAAGCAGAACGCACTGAACATGCTTAACCAGCGCGACATTGCTGGTGGACAGATCGCTGCTCAGGAAGCCGCTGCTAGTGCAGCCGCAGCCGGCCAGGCCGACGCGATTGCGGCTCAAATGCAGATGCACAATCAAGAGATGCAGCTCCAGGGCATTGGGATGATGCTACAAGCTGGTCAGTTTGGCCTTGGTCTGCAAGGAGACATGGCTGGATTGATGCAGCAAGGCCAGTTAGGTGCTCTCCAGGCAGGAATGGGTTATGGTCAGCTCGGCATGTCGGGGTACGACGCTGCTGCTAACTTTGGTCAGCTCGGTCTAGGAGCCCTTCAAGGCGCTGGTAACATGTACAACCAGTACTGGAACACTGCTGCTCAAGACGATGCTGCTAGAAGAGCGGCCGCATTACAGCAGCAACAAATGGACTTCACGAAGCAGCGCTACCAGGATCAACTGCCCTGGCAACAGATGGGCAGCATGATTGATGTGATGCGCGGACTTGGTGATCTAAGTGGTAACTATCTAACGCCAAGCTACACGCCAGGTATGGCACCGTTCACGGGAATGGATCCGACTTCCGCTATGTTGTTAGGAGGGTTCGGAGGATTCATGGGTGGAGCCAATATGGGCGGGAAGATGTTCTAATAGGAGAGCACCATGCCAGCATCAATAATTGGATTGCTATCTCTTCTACAGGGTCTTAACAGCGAAGACTCTAGTTCTCTCTTATTTGACGACTTCGGTCGCTATGGCATCACTCCTACTATGACAAGTGATGCTAGATGGAGTGGTTTAGGGGATCTGGGAATGGCCATGTCTTTGGGGGCCATGTCTGGGGATTGGGGTCAGTTTGGTAGTGCCTTTGCGAAGGGACTCAACCAGGCTCCCAAGACTTACATGTCTGAGCTAGACGCTTACTCTAAGCGCAATATTGAGAATGCCAAGTTTGAACAAGAGACTCGTAGGAATGATATCGAGTCTAAGATGAAAGAGTTCCAGTTCAAGCTCGCAGACGAGAAGTACACTAAAGATAAGAATGCAGACGCCGCCATGGCAGAGCACTACGACGCAATCATGGGTGAGATCGAAGGAGCTGTTAAAGATCTCCCTGACGCAGAGAAAAATGATGCTATCGGAGCCCTGGCAAGCCTAAAGCACGCCATCTCGATTGGTGATGAGGAAAAAGTGGCCAAGCTGTATGGTGACTTAATGAACCTCATGCCAGAAAATAAAGCTCAAAAGCTTATTGATCTGCAGAGTATTCAAGAGGCCACATCTAAGGGCAAGACTCTTGGAGAGGCAGAAGGAGCCATGGAGGGCTACAACTCGATTCCTGCCGAACAAAGATCAGGATACAAGTGGTACAACGGTGTGCCGGTGCCGATGCTTCCTAGTGAGCTTGCAAAAGAACAGCGCGAGATCGCTGAGTCCGAAGCCCGCATTAAGCAGATTGAAGCCTACACTAACCGTGCAGAGAAGGAAGACGCAGACGTACGACGTGCCTTCACTTCACAGCAGATTCTAGCTTATAAAAACGGCATTGATGCGGCCAGGGCTGAGTGGTCCGCAGCAGATGCCACTGTAAAAATGTACGAGACTAAATTTGCAGGCAGCCCAGGAATGCTCTCAGTTCAAAATGGCTACGAACCAGCACTAAAAACTCGCGCAGAAGCTGCAGCGAAACTAGCAGGTTATGGATTTGCGAACCCATTAAACATTACAGACGATCTTGTTATGAAAAAAGTACAGGATCAGATCTCCGTGATCGAGAACCTGTTTGGTGCAAGAGGAGTTCCTGGTAGAGGAGTTCCCGGTGGAGTGGGCTTTGGTCCAACGAATGCACCTAGTGGAGGACTTTCGCCCGCCGCTGTTCAGGACGTCATTGAAAGGGCTAGACGGTATAAACCAGACATTGCCACAAAATCGCCCACGCAGCAAGTCAATTTGATTTTGCAACAGTTCCTATCATCTCCACAAGGAGAACCGTACAGAGGAGATGCTCAGAAGCAAGCTGTTCTGAGAGCATCCCTCATGGCACAGCTAGGCGTAACACCACAGTAACAAGGAAGGCTAAATGCCAAACGACTTCTTAGATCCATTCAAATGGTCTACTGCTGAGTTAGAGTTTAAAGATCCGTTTACCTGGACCGACCCAGACCCTTGGGAAGATCGAGGCATCTTTGAGCGCAACACAGACACGGGGGAGATCCGCCTAAAGGCTATTCCTGGTGCGCTCGGCGGTCTTAGCGAAGACTACTACAAGCAGCACGAAGAAATTACCAAAGACAAGGACAGTATCCTTTCTGATCTAGACCTTACTAACTGGGGTAAAGAGGATTCTTCTAACCCAGCCTACAACCTTGCGCTTGGCGCTGGTGTGGGCTTGTCTAGAATGGGCACCGATATCTATCATGGCGGCTCTTCTGTCTACTGGGATATGATTGGTGCTGGATGGGACGCGATTGGCGCTGAGGATTTGGCTGATCAAGCAGAGTCCTACGCTCGTTACCATAAAGAAGTCAAACAAGAGTACCAGGATGCTTATCAAGAGCTTCGTCCCACCGTTAATCCCAAAGATGATGGTATATTAGACCAATTCATCACTGGAGAAAACGACCCATGGAAGAAGTTTAACGACTTTGCATTCTTCTTTGGAGAGAACGCTGCTCCGATGTTTGCTGCATCTGGGCTTGGATCTGTGGCTTCACTTGCCACAAGAGGGGCGTTCACTGCTGCCGAAGCTGGTGGCTTTATCACTCAGGCCCTGTACGGAGCGGACACATTTCAAGACTCTTATCTAGAAACCAGAGAACAGGGTCTAAGCGTGATCCCTGCTGCTGCGGCTGCTGGATCAGCGGCTATCATCAGCGGGAAGCTTGAGCGATATGGCTTTGAGAACATCATGCGCCCTGGTCAAGGTATCATCAGAAGCACCATCGAGGGTGCTCTTAAAGAAGGAATAACTGAAGGCACCCAGCAATTAGCCACGGGTACAATTAATGAGGTCATGCCGGTGGCAATGAATGAGGGCATCAAGGGCCTAGTGGATCCTAATCAGATCCAATGGGGAGATTTCTTCAAAGAGGTCAGAGAGAACACCCTGGGTGGAGCCTTCATTGGTGGTCCTATCAAGGGCGGAATTACCGGGATCAACCGACTGCTGGCCGCTGAACAAAAGAAGCCCCTGGCAGATGTGCGCTTTGACGAGCTAAGCGAGAAGCAAAAGGAGTCTCTCAACAAGGATCTAGCGGTGTTGAAGACCACCATGTACGGGCGCGGTCTTGGTCAATTAGGATACTCCGATATACACAGACCTTACGTGGAAGCATTCCTTACAAAGTGGGGCCACGTTACAGACTTCAAGAATGGGCTAGAAGAAGCCATTCGGCAAGAAGCTGATGCGTTCATGCGGTCGAAGTCGTCCACCCTGAAGTCCCTGTCAGAAACACAGGTACAGGCTGAGACTCTTGGCAACATGGAGTTCACGGAAAACCCAGCCCCCACAGAGAAGCCTCCTATCGACGTGGACCACGAAGAAGATATCCCTGATTTCTGGGAAATCCTGCAAAGAGACGTGCCACAGCAACAGGCTCCAAATGACTGGAGAACTGTACAGAAAGATTTCCAGTCACGCTTAAACGCTGCAGAGACCATCATGGACACCTTTGGTGTGCTAGATGCAGAGACTGTGAGATCTATCGACCTTGGATTCCTCGCCTTTATTGGCGATGGCCGCTCTGGTCTACTCACGCCCGCTCAGAGAGAGAGAGCGATTAACCTCTACGAGCGCATGGCTCGGGTGGCCACGGACAAGAAAGACATTAGCACCGTGTTTAGCACTCTTGAGCTCTTGCAATCTGATGCGGACCTACTGCCACAAGCCACAGCGGACCAGCTAGCTCCGTTATTCCAGCAACTAGATCAAGTTCGTAGCATTGACACCGATATCACGGTGAAGTCGCAGGCTGTTAACGCGGCCATTGCTTCTATTAAAGATCAATTTGGTGGGAACATCACCAGCCAGGCAGAGGATCTACTTGCTGATCTGCAGGCGGATCTGATTTCTCAAGCAGATGAGATTAGAGCTAGCTCGTCAGAGGCCGATCCTATCGTCCGGAAGCTGAACGCTCTAGCTGCCAATGTAGGCTCGCTCCTGCCAAGTCGCAAGCAAGCCACACCGAGTACCACACAGGAAGAAGAGTTCCAAGCCATGGACTCCTATGCCACAGACATTCACACAGTGGCAAAGAGCGTGGGTGATGATGTAGACCTTCTTCGTAGCCTGTTTAACTCTATGGTCACCACTAGAGTTAACATGGGATCCACTCCGGAAACAGGCGTGGGGCTAAGCACACGCGAAGTGCAGACCATGTCTCGTCAGTTAATGGATGATGTAAATGTCCAGGAGCTGATGAAGCAAATCTTAACGAAGGGCGAACAGGACATCCTCACAGCTGCGGCAAATGGGATGCCAATACAGAACGCAGAGACAGCCATTGACTGGGCTGCCGTGGAAGAGCGAGTGCTCACCGCACGTGTCGGAGCTATCGACAACAAGTGGAGAAAGGCCGCTCAGCAAGCCAGTGCTCAGGGCAGAGATAGTCTATTCTTTAAGGTAATGGGTGGTAAGCCACATCAAGATTCAGCTATTAAGTCGGCCAGAGTATCTGCACAAGCTTCTTCTGATCTCATGTCGCAGATTTGGGAGAAGCGTAAGGAAGTGGATGAACTTCGTAAACTGCTTCGCAAGGCCAAGCGAATTGGCGTCACTTACGGAGACGACCAGCAAGCTGCGCTTATAGATCTGTACCAAGATAGCTATGACACAGCTTCCGAGTCGCTAGCGCATCACGAAAGAGAAGTGAGTAACCTCACCAGAGCTCGTAAGCTAGTAGAAGAAGCAGAAGCAGCGCTCTGGGACACTGCCTTTGACACAGACAAGAGTGGCGATATCGACCTGGCGGTAAAAGACAGCGACAGAAAGCTAGCTGTAGACACCTTAATCTATTCTCTTAAGCGTGAGGTGTTTGCTCACGCCTCTTCTCGAGATCTTAATGATCCTAATGAGAGAACAGCTGTTGTTAAGTCTATTGCAGACGTGCTCACGCGCGCCGGCGTGACGAAGAAGAGAGCCCTCCGTTCGGACAGAGCCCGTGCTTATCAGGCCCTTATACAAAGCGGCCACGTGCTTCCCTTCAACACCTTTTTAGAGTACGAGAAGGCCGTAAAGACTCAGGCTTTTCCTCCAATTCCTCTGATTGAGCATTTCGTTCCTGCTGGAGTGGCTGAAGATATCTATGGATTCCTTGTAGCGCACGAGGAGGCGGCTGGGGATGAGTCTCAGATTCAACCCCCCACTGATGCAGAGCGCATTGCGCTTGCCAGAGCCAAGATGTTCCTCCGTAAGTATGCGAATGCCATGGTTCATGGCCTTCCAAGAGAGGATACCACGTCCTGGGGTCAGCAACGGCTTTGGGGGGCAGTTACCAACAAACTCGACAAGGACTCAGGAAAGCATGCTAATGCAGTTCGATCTGGGATTCTTCTAGAAAGAACATATAAGAAGCTTTCGTTTCTTAGAGCAATTATCCGGCAAGGTGAGCAAGCCATCAAGGAGGCAAAGGGCCTCAAGATGGGTGGTTCTAAGGTTAACCCTGGGTGGATTCAAAAGCTAGAAACCGAACTAGCTAACCTAAGGCAAGAAGAGAAGAATGTCAGACAATTTCTAGGCAACCTTTCGCCTAAGGGTAGATTCTATGGTCCCGCAGGCACGGCCTACTCGTCTGCAAGCTATGGTCTAAAGATCTCTGAATTCTGGAAAGTGCTTCCAGAGCTTCGTCAGGACCTTGAACAGGGCCTGGTAACTCCTTCCACTGAGCTGAAGGGCGACCCCTTACACAAGACGGTACAGGATAAGTACACTGAGTTCTCGGAAGAAGAGGATCCGTCAAAGCGTGAGGTGGTTGAAGCTGTCCAAACAGACATGGCCTCATCCACTGGTGTGGATCTTGGAAGACCAAACCGCGTTCGTCAAATCACGGACCTCGAGGTTATGCGTCTGATGGCGCCAGACATCTACGCTCAAGCCCACGAACGTGCAGATGTCCTGATCAACTTCTATCAAGTGGCCAAGGGACTAGGGTATACATTTCGAGCCGGTGCTGTAACTGAAGCGGCCCTATCTGAGCCTCTGTTGACGCCAGCTAAAGAACAAGCTCTGAGTTACCTTGAGCGGTTCTATGATGCAGCAGTGGAGGCAGTGGGGGTGGTAGGAACTCCGGCAAACATCGCAAATATGATGCTGGAAGCAGGTTCTCGTCCAGAATCTATTCGCCTGGGCGTGGCGTTAGTTGCTCGACTAGTAGATCGAGCCACGGTGCAATCCGGGATGAGCAGAATTGATGCTGTACGGATGATTGTTCCGCATGTGCTCGCAGTGGAAGAGAACCCAGATGTGGCCGCAGGGGAAAAAGCTGAAGGTCCTTACGGAGAAATGCGCGGAGGAGCAAACCCAGTCATATTGTTAAACACAGAACCCGTTACCGGATTTGATAGATATCATAAGGGCTCCACGTTAATCCACGAAGTGTTGCATGGGCTGCTGGAAAGTGGTGCAATTAGAAAGTTGCTTCCGCCTGAACAGATAGCAAGGCTTGAGCTATTTCTTGGTGAACAAATTCCAGAGTTCGGAGCAATCCAAAAAAAGAAAAAGATCTCCGTTAGAGGACACGAGCTTTTTGCATCTGGATTAGAGAGAGTGGCCTCTCTTCACGAGTCAGAAGACCCAGTGCTGAATCGCGCGTTTATTGCGTTACGAGAAGATGCAGTGGATGCATTCACTTCACTGACTAAGGACGGGGTATTTTCCAATACATCTGGCGTGGCCACTTTTGGCTTTCCCATGATAAACGGAACCGCTGAGGTGTATGCCACGCTTTTCTCTGGCGACAAAGCTCCTATGCACATTCTTCCTAGGCTTGCAGTGCCTCGCCAGTTTAGCACAGTAGTGGGAGACAGCGTGGATGGTATTATCATTCACCCAGGGTCCAGAATCGCAAATGAAATCCAGTCAATCTCTGGGCTAAACATCTCCTGGGCTATGTTTGATGATATCTTCAAGGCACTGGACGATGCCTCGCTCATTGCAGCAGGGGCTGTGGAGCGCATTGCTCAAATGAAGCGCACTGCACCAAAGTCCACGCCTGGGCTTACGTACAACGACTTTGTTGAGAACGTGCTTGGCTTAGATCCCAAGAACATCAACGATGAGTATTCTAAGGTGCTCAGGGACGCTCATAAGCTTTCGTTGGATTTTCGTACAGACAAGAAGCGCATCGGCAATAGAGCGAGTATGATACAGCAAATTGACCTCACCACTCACAGAGCTTCTGAGGGAGGGGAGATTGCTCTGATGCTTAGGGCCATGCGGGACTTGACTTATCCGCTTCCTTTTGGAGACACGGGCACTGCGCAGACTCCGTCGAGCAGACCCACTGCTCTAAGAGAGCAAATTGCACACAGCAGACTAGACAAAGAGGTGGCAGACGCCACGGCCCCGCTAGCTGGAGTGCAGCTAGACACGGTAGAAAAGGTTATTGACCATTATCTCCGTCTTTCTGCCTCCCCGTTTACCAATCCGGAAGATATTTCCGGTAAAAGCGCGGTACAAACAGCGTTTCACAAGCTCTGGGCTGTTGTGAAGAACCCTGGGAAGTACTTTGACTCTCGTACTATTGACCTAGAGCGCATTTTACGCAGTCACGGCTTCACTTCTGAGTACTTCCGCCTCTACAATCAAGCTGGAGTGCTTGCTCAGGCGCGTGAAAACGTGGAACACGATGTGATTGTCTACCAAAACGGCAAGTGGGTCAGCATCGGAGAGGGTTTACAGCCTCGTATTGACAGAATTCCTCCTGAAATGCGTGAAGACACGTTCAGATACCTGGCCGCAAGAAGAACTCTCGAGCTGGTGGCCAGAAATAAGCGCCTGATGGACAAGTATGAGACCGATTTACTGAAGTGGGAGGCTGGAGAGTACGAAGGTAAGTTCCGTCCGGACAGGCCTAAGACCGTGGAGCTGTCTGCAGACACAATAGCAGCGGCAGTGGTGGCTAAGTACTATCTTGAAGCTCGCTATGGTAAGGAAGGCGGGGAAGTCGGCAAATTTGCTAAGTCTATCGTGGACTGGGGACACACTGCCATTGTTGACAAGCTTCGTCACTACGGAATGCTCTCGGATAAAGAGGTAAGCGACCTTAAGGCTAACGGCGAGTGGTGGATTCCTCTTGTTTCTGCCATGGATCACGAGTCCTTCCCCACGGAAAGCATCCCGAATGAGGGAGCTAGAGGCGCTCTGGCGAATCTACGTGGATTCAGCGGTGAGATCATCCACCCTCTAGAGGAGATGATTGACCGCGCTCAAAAGATCCACATTCTTGTGTCGAATCAGGCTATCCGCAATGCAGCTCTCGCGGCCATTACTGTGGATCCACGAACTGGGCAGGCTTATTCGGCGGAGCACCTCAAGGCGATTGGGGTGGAGCGTCTGACAGAAAGAGTGCACCGTCAGATCACGCCACAGGAGTGGCAACAACTCCCTCCGAGCGAAAGAGCGCAGTACACGGTCAAAGGTACCACTAAGTACTACTCCGTGCTAGATGAACCTATTGACCGTATGTCGTTCTCGTGGTGGGCAAAGCAGAATTCAGGGAAACTTCCTCACGTGTATTCTCGTTGGATGAATGGGAGGGTTGAGTACTATACAATCACCAACAGCGAGATCAAGGAAGCCATAGATTCGATCCCGCCCAAGCAGCTTGGTCCAATGATGAAGCTGCTCTCGGCCACTACACGGTTTGTTGGTAGCATGATCACCCACGGTCCTATGTTCATTCTGAACATGCCGTTTAAGGACTTCCCGAATGCTATCAACAGAAGCAAGTCTGGTATGAACGTGCTCACTATCGTCCCTGACTTCATTCGCGGACTAGGAGCAGCTCTGCCGGAGATTTTCCCCACTCTGATGCAGGAGTTTCCTGAGCACTTCGGTCTCTACGCCAACCGAAGAAAGGGTCTGGCATCACAGACTTCGTTCATGTCCACCTTCAATGAGGCTGTTTCTTCTATTTACTTCCAGAAGGAAGGCTATGAACTCCTTCCTGACCGCAATGGAGTGAAGCCGCCCAAAACTCTTCGGGCCATGAGAGCAGTCTGGCACGATATAGTGGCGGGCGGTACGAAGGCCGCTGAAGAAACGGTGGCCATAAAGACTCTAAAGAGACTGCCATCTGTGCTGCGCACTCCACTGCAGCATGTCACTGCTGGTGCCAAGATGGCCTGGGCCGGACTTGGAGCCTTATCGTCGTGGACGGATGCCGCGCTCAGAATGCGTGAACGTGAGATGGTAAAGCGGGGCTTGTTTAGTGAACTCGACCGCTTCCGTGATACGCAGAACAGGCTAAGGAAGGATCAAGAAGCAATTGACGCCATGGCTAAGATTGGTGATGCTATCCCGGATGATTACATAGATGCCCTGGATAGGCAGATCACCCTAGACTTCAGCAGAAAGGGCGATGTGGTGCAGAAGATCGCAGCGGCCAAGATGTTTGCTGGCCCCATGTTCCAAGACACCACAACCACATTGCAGCGGCTGTTCTCGCCCAATGGAGCAGAGCGTGCCGCTTTCATTCTACGAGCATTGTCGTCGTACACGATGCCTGCGATTGTCAACTATCTCAGATGGTATGATGACGACGACTGGAGAAAGCTGTCCGCTTGGGACAAGTATTCCTACTTCCACTTATGGAAGAATGACGACACCTCGTTCAAGAAGGTTCCTAATGGCCTTGGTGTGATGAGCGTGTTGTTCAAGGACATCCCAATCGGCATTATGGAAATGGTCTCTAATCGTGACCAATACGCCATGGAGAAACTTAAGAATCAAATCGTAGAGCAGACACCCCTCATCTTTGTTCCTGTCGTGCAGGACGCCAAGGAGTGGCTTGTCAATGTCATGCCTACAATTCTAGAACCCGTGGCAGAAGTGGGGGTGAACTGGAACACGTTCGCCAACGCTCCTGTGGATCCTTATGACAAGTTCACGAGCGCTCCTCGCCCTGAGGATCGCGGACTTGCCAAGTATGGGGTAATTGAGAAGTTCCTTGCTAATGCCATGGGAACCTCTCCACTCAAGGTGGGGCATGTGCTTCGCAGCACATTCCCTGGAGTGGGACAGATTGCCTACGGAGGGGTCAACGAGGTTCTAACCTCTGTGTACAGACACATCACAGGGGACAATGAGGTGGGTTCCGAGTACAAGGCTACACCCAAAGAGATCGTGCTCAAGCTTGACACAGGTAGAACCTGGGGTCCAGCGTCTCAGCCTGTCAATGACCTGTACTTCGCCTATGATAGGGCGGCCAAGGCTCACAAGTCTATGACAAAGGCTTATGAAAGCGGCTACACGGCTAAGGGTGACGCTATCTGGAAGGGATCTCCTGAGCTAGCCTACTATGATCTTCTGAAATCTGGTTACGGTATGATCACACAACTCAAGATTAAGAAGGCGCAGTACCTTAAGGCTAGTAACGAACCAGATTCCGTGAAGGAACTTACCTCTACAGAGGTATTTGACAGACAAATGACGATGCTTGCGGATGAGATCCTAGCAGAGATGCGAAGAGCCTCCTCTCGCACACCAGCACAAGGAATAAAAAAATAACAGGAGGGGTTATGTTGATGTTCTTTTTACCAACAATGCTACTAGGCTTAGCTGAAGGAGCGATCTCGCTTTCTCTCCCTGTGGTTGGGATAACAGTGACTATTGTGCTGGCCCTGATTGGACATGCCCTTGCGCTGTTTAAATGGGGAAGTAAAATCACTTCAACCGTGGAGTCTATTTCGCCTAAAGTTCAAGATCTGACCTTAGAAGTGGACCGAATTCTTACTAAGCTAGAAGTTATTGCCAATGGCTTAGCTGTGCAGGCCACTAAGATGGAACAAGTGCAGTCTAACACGCAGCGTATCTACGCCTTAGAGCAAATTGTGTGGGCTCTTAATGCAAAAGTAGGTGACAAGAAGTGAGAGTATCTCTAGCCGCTCTTCGGATTCTAGAACATCTGGAGGGATTTGAGCCAAAGCCTTACAAGGACGGTAGAGGGTATTCAATTGGGTTTGGTCACCAGATTAGACCAGGAGAAGACCTAACAGAAGTTACCGTGGAGGAGGGGAGGGAACTCCTTCTCAGGGATGTGGGCTACATAGAGGAGCGGCTAGAGAAACTAGTTCAAAGATCGCTGGGACAGCACCAATGGGATGCGCTCGTGCTATTTACTTACAACGTGGGGGTGGACAATCTCATAGGCACCAACACTCTTGCTGCTATAAACGAAGAGCGCGATGGCGATGTTCCGGATTGGATCAAGAAGTGGAACAAAACTCGTGATGTCGATGGAAACCTGGTGAAGAATAACTCGTTAACCCGCAGAAGAGCATTTGAGGCTGAGATATGGCAAGGTCTCTACGATTTAAACTTAACAACCCATATATAATCATATGGCGAGATCACTACCAACATGCATCAGACAACGCATGGGTGGATAAGACGGAAATAAACGCAGATGCTGCTTACGTTATTACATTAGGTTATGTTACAGCTTCCTCAAAGAAATCTGTTGCGATCAGCGGAAGCGTGGGCGTGGGGAGTGACACTCAAGTTAGCGCTCCTATGGTTATATTGCGTGAGTGCATTGAGTATTCTATTGATCTTAGTCCCATTCAAAAAGAAATAGAGGAGCTCGGTCTTGAGAGGGAAACTTCGGGACAAGCAGAAGGATCGTCCAAAAAAAATAGGACAAAGTAAACGCCATGTCATTGATCGAATCAGAGAAGAGGAACTGGAAAGAGAAAGGGATCCCCGGACCCTGGATGATCTTTCTGGTGACGATTTCAGCCCTGGGGTCATACTTCCTGGCGGGCTTCAATGTGGGAGTGTTCTATCATCTGATAGTGAATGCCACTGAATTCTGGCCTATGATCTACACAGCGGCCCTTGGTGGTTTTTATTTCTTAAGAAAGCAAAAGGTGACTCCAGATGTGGTCGAAACAGAGGGTACTCTCAACAGTCAGAAGCCTTAGCTTTGGCGCCCTCGTGATCCTTGCGATCAGCGGGTGGGGGATGGCTGCATTCTTTAAGGCAAGTATCACGCCCCCAGTAATTCCTGGCGAGCGCGAGCTCGTACAGAAGCAGCTTCCTCTGGAGCGCGGAGAGGAAAGAGTCGAGATTCCTTGTGTGAAGGTGGCAGCGATCCACAGTAGCAAGTCCCCAGCGCTACAGTCCACGCCCCGCAGCGAAGGCAGCGGTACTGATACTGGTGACTCCAGTCAACCCAGTGCTCATAGTACCCCGGTTTTCCCTTTACTTCTAGACAGAATTGAAGTGTTGCCGTCTCGGGACCCACAGAAGTTTGAAGTGCGTCTGGAGGACTCAGGTCTAACGTCAGTTGTAAGTGTTCACCAGGGCGGATTTGCACGGTTTGGCGGAGAGCGGTATGCATTTATTGACCTTCAATCGGAATGGAGTCAACACTTAAACCGTGAATCAGTGACAGTAGGAGTGCATCAGGATCTCGGTCGCTTATGGCGCGTGGAGACGATGCTGGAAGCTTACGTTGGAGTACAGCGTATTCGTTTAGACAGCGAGCTATCTGGATCCACTGATCCAGTGTTAGGCGCACGCTTACGAGTGGCTCTTCCGTTTTAACGCTCACCATTTCTTCCTACAATCCGCAGACAAGCGGCGATCTTTTCTTTACACTCCTCGTCAGAGAGACCCTCTTCTCCTTCTCTACAATTCACCACATGAAGATTCTGTAGCAGAGGAGACCTAATATCAAGGTTAACACCGCACCATGGGCAGTTAGTACTCTCTGATTTCTGCATTTCTTTTTCCCTCAAGTATCTTTTCTAGTCTCTTCCACGAATCATCTTTCGGATTAGGGTGGTGAGCTGAGTCTAAAACCTGGGTGCCGTTCACGCCTTTCCAAAAACAGAGAATCTTCTTCTGTATAATGTACCAGTCCCATGTTGGGTCATATATACATCTATACTTAGTCATCGAACAATGTCCCTTCCAGAGACAACTCTGTCTTAAGAGCAATGTCCACATCTCCGGTGGGCTTGCCCTTCTTGCGGTAGCCGCCTTTCGCTCCAGGGCCAAATGTTTTACCCCATCCTTCCTTCTTAGCCAGCTCCACCACCTCCTTGTATCCTTCTTCCTCCCAGCCTCTTGACAGTCCAAGGGCTTGCTCGCAACGGGATTGCAATTCAACCCATTGCTGGGGAGATAAATTGACAAGCTGGCCATGAATCATTAGACCCATGGCCTGAGCTTGTTCAAGTATTATATCACCAGTTAGTCCTGGCATCAAGTAGAACCATAGCTTCGAGGCTCTAAGTGGTGGGGTGTGATCAGGTAGTGGCACTTTCGAGTTGACCCCAGATATGTGAGTCATAGAATTGCTCGCAAAGGGTACCTTCGTCTCTGGAAATTCTCACAGCTCTATCGTCCCACAGCTCTAGCATGTACGGATCTTTAGAAGCAGTGACTTCTAATGGACGCCCTATGTGCTTCTCACACCAATCTTGAATCAGAATTGTCTGCTTCTCTATGCGTTCAGGAGTTTCCGTGGGACCCACTCTAGCGGTGCAGATCTTCACGTGAAGTCCTCTATCAATGGCTCGCTTAACCATCTCAACCATGCGGTGGACAGGCGCATTAACTCCTTCTCCATCCCAGCCTTCTGGGTGGTTAGTGTCCCACCACTCTGCCAGCGTGCCATCTAGGTCCACTCCTACCCAGTTCTTATGCATTGGCGTTAGACTTGTCCTTTCCTTGCTTAATCTCAAGTCTCGAGAAATCCACATCAACAAGCTTGGCTGCTTCTAGCCACTTGTCATCTCCGTTCACGTAGTCGAAGTAATCTCTGCCGTGCTGCTCCCACCACCAGATACAGCGGTCACGGAGCATCTCTTCCACGTTAAAGAGGGCCTCTTCTAAGCGGTCAATCCTTCTCTCATAGCGATCCATCACTTCACCTAGGTCATATAGGTTGACCATAGTCGTGCTCCATTTCAAACACTGGCCTGTCGTCAGTGTCTATTCCTTTTTGTTGTAGCTCGAGAAGAAATAGTAAATTAGTAGCAGCATGAGCCAGATGGTTGAGATTGCTATCACCAGTGGTATCCTCTCTCTCGTAGTACCACGCTTTCATGTGTCTCATGGCTGCATCAAAGTATGCTGACCACGCAACCGGCCTTACCCAGTTGAATCGTTCGTACTTCTCATTGCCATGTTCACAGACCTTGACCACTTCTTCTAGCGCGTTGTAAGGCAGCAAGTTCCACTGCCTCTTACCCTCAATCACCTTATGATTTGAACCGCTCAAGGATGTTGACAACCTTTCTGGCTCCCGTGGTACCGGCGGTAGCCCGTGCAATGCTCTGTACGTGGGGGAGTACTTCTCCCACAGCGCTACTATTTCCGGTGGAGTCGGTTCGAAGCACGCTTGAAGGGCAGAAGTAAGCCGCTCTCTTGCCTCCATGCGTTGCTTTATATTTCTCAAGCATGGCATCTTTTCCCAGAATCCACCCATGAATTTTCACCTCAGGTCCTTCTCCAGTGGTGAGCCAATACACCCTCTCCGGGTCGTCTCCTGGTCTAATGATAAGATCCCAGTCGTCTCTTGATCTATGGCGCACCTCATGGCAAGGGGGTATATCAGGCTCGCGCTTGAATTTGTCAATGTGAGCAGGCCATGTAATCTTTAGAAACTTAGACAGAGCCAGCTCTCCTAGACACCCCCAAAGGTGAATAAGAAATCCCTGAGTAAAGGACTTATCGTTCACGCTGTCCTTTCTGTTAGCCAGCTCTGAGTATAACCACCGTTTCTCGGCTATGTTGATAGCCAGTGAGTACTCTTCGGGACTGAGCTTAACGACTTGCATACCTTGATCTCCCTCAACCATACATATAGAAGAGTTCTCCCAGCCAATCTAGAACCTTCTTCCACCATGGTCGGTACACTTTTCTTGGACCACCACCAGAAACTATTACCTCTGGAGATCCATCCAACTCCGGAGGATTCGGTGAAGGGACAGTCTTTTTATTCAAGATCTCCTCCATTCCGTCGTAGCTGATATTCCAAATACGGGCTGGAAGCTCAAGTCGTAACACTGTGGTATTGCCTCCGGCCACTTCCTTGTCATACAATGGGTTGTCCACTTTAAACACAACCATGTCTTTTTCAATGGACCACGAAAGCTTTGCCTTGGATGGTCGCTGTCGTATACGTGTCATGTAGTTGGTGGGACTGATCTCGATGATATGCTTTAAGCTAGAGTGACCAAAATTTTCTGAGCGCGCAGAAGGTCTGCTTAAGTAAGAAGAATCAATGGCGCCCATGATAGCCGGGGTATTCCCGTTTATGTCCTCTTTTAAAAGCACGGCGCTTACATAGTAATCCATGTATCGCCCACGTACAAAATAGGTGGGAACCTTTAAAGGCCAGATGTAAGAATCACGAAAGCTCATCCACTCAAAGGCATCCTTGAAGAAGCTATACAGCGCTCCATCCTTTTTACAGGCTGCATGCATGAAACCATAGCCAGAGATATCTTTCCAGTATTTCTTGTAACCCTTTACCTTCTTCCAGTCTCCTCTTCCTTCCGAGAAGAATCTATACAGAAAGTCTAGCTCGTCGGACGTGGCTGATCCATGACCAGTGCCACGCATGCCAACCAGGTGGATCTTCTTCTCTGGGCCAAGTCGCATCTCTTTCGCATACCAAAAGAAGCTACCCACGCTCTCTTTGCAGAGGTCATATAGTTCTTGGTTACCTGCCTGAGCAATACATGCTAGTCCCACCACGTGGTAGGGCCAGTAGATAGGTGACATCTGCTCACTATTCCAGTTGCCATTCTCTTTTTCGTTCTTCAGCACGGCAATAATTTCATCCGTGTTACGGAGCTTCCCGTCCACGATGGTTTTCAGGCCATGCTCAATCTTCCACAAATTCTGGCTTCCCTGTGGGTTGGTAGTGGGAGGATGAACATAGTATTTATTTAGAGATCGATCAGGGTAGATCCCTGAACCAACCAGCCGCCTATTTAATTCAGGCCATACGTTGTCTTCTGTGCCCATGATTAGTATTCGGCTTCTACGATAAGGATTCCGTCCACACCTTCCACTGCCTTTTCTAGCAGATCGCTAATGTACTCGGCCAGTGCGGGACCATGGCTTGCATCTGTGGCCACCACTGGGTGTCCATCATTGTCCAGAATTGCATAGATATCTTCCACTCTTCTCACTTCAAAGGGACCCGAAAAACAAAGGATCTTCTCCATCTCAATCTCCCATTCTATGGATTTCCACAGCAGTGAAATCCTCTCCAGTACCAAAGGACACCCTGGAACCATCCAGGCTCTGCACCCATGTATCATTGCTGATCACGTTTGCCTTTTGTAGCAAGTCTAACGCGGCTGTTATCAAGTTGTCTAAGTCCATTCTTCTGTTGTTCGCCACACTAAAATCAAACTTACACCACAACAAACAATCAGAAGAACCCAGTCTTTTCTTGCTTTTCCATTGCTTAGCAATCTGAGGAAGCTGCTCAGCTAAGGCTCTCTTGTACACCTTGGAAGGCACGATCATTGCTCGAGGTTTAGCACCACGATATACAATGCTCTGACTGTTTTTCTTAGTGGGAGGTCTCCCTGTCCACTTTAATGATGCTAGCTTTTTCATTGCACAGGTTCTAACCAGTAGAGATACTCACCTCTCTCGAGCCAACCTCGCTCATGAAGAGGGAAGCTGTCCTCTTTCTGGTATTCCTTTCTTTGTAAGATATCTAGCATTAACTTGCGGTTGCTTGGTTCGGTGGCATCGTAACGTGCCAACGTGTACTTAATGCCCCTTCCTGTCGATGCCAAGAAGTAATAACCAGATGCATGCTCAGGGAATTCCCGACCAAGCAAAGCGGTGGGTGCCACATATGATAGCTCAGGCATGATGTCTTGCAGCGTGCTGAACAGTCGCGCTCTGCCTCTTACGGGCAAGAACCGTTCCCCGGCTTCTCTTACCCTTTCGCCGGATATATACCAAGCGGTCATTCGTCTGAGATGGTTGTCTGGCTGGACTGTCTGGTCTCCCAGATGAAACCATCTTCCCTCACGTTAAACATCAATAAGCGATCCTTCACATTCTTGCCTGTGATACGAACCACGCCTGATGTGGAATCCCTATCTCTAGACAGGGACCAGATCACATCAGAAGCTGCGGTCATTCCCATGCTACCTGAAGCGTGGGCAAGGAAGTCACGGCCATCTTGTTTTGACCTGTGGTGTACACCCACGATAGCAATGTTATGATGCTTGGCAAGAGCTGACAGCTTGGCTAATACATAAACATCTTTCTGATATGCGTCCTTTCCTGGAACCTCACCAGCAGGCCAGAACCTAGCCAGGATGTCAATCACAATCAGACCAGTGTGTGGGTTCACTTCAATATAATCTTCCAGATCCTTGAAGCCGCCTTGATCCATGCGGTCCCATTCAAATGTCACGTCCAGGTTGTCATCGGGCTGTCTACCTTGAAGGATTCTATTCCATCGCAGGCGAGCGAAGTGTTCTCCCTGTTCTAAGTCTAGGTATAATACACCAGACTTTTTGGTACGGAACTGATTGAAGGCGTAGTCACCCTCACTAACCGCGCGTGCCATATTGGCACACAACATACTCTTCCCTAGCTTAGCGTCGGCATAGAGCAGAGTGAATCCCTGTGGTAGAATATCTTGCACATACCATGTAGGTTCCGGGATGTTAGCAGACATCAAGTCCTTAAGCTTCCAGATCTTCTTCTTGTGCTGAACCTTAGGTTCTGCTGGGTAGCGCTTCCAGACTCGGTCCACGAGCTCTTCCATGGGGCGCTCCACGTAAGGCGGCGAGGCATTCATTGCAGCGGTCTTCAGTACAATAAGAGCCTCCTCTTTAGAGAGATCTAATCTCCGAAGCCGGGCCGCTAATTTAAATAGCGCTGTCTGTCTCCCACCCTCTTGGACCCCTGAGATGATTTTAACTGGATCAATTCGAGAAGCCGTCTCCTCTTCCACGGTGTGCACCAAGGGCACAATCCAGTCAGGACAATCCTCAATGTAACTATCCAGCAGACTACGTTCCCAGTAATAGGCTTCCCCTGTATCTGGGTGGATGGAAGGTGGTGCCATCACGTAGGACCCAAAGGCTCTAACGTCAACCCCCTTCACGATTCCCGTGCTTGGTCTCACGTGAGTGCCTGCTGGGATTCTGTACCAGAAATGGTACCCCCCTGTGGCCCTAGGCGTGCGGCAAGTCACCGTGGGTGGCAGTTTCCCCAGGTCAATTGCCCCCTCGCCATCCACGAGATCCACGTCCAGCACAAGCACGTCTTCAGGAATTGCAATACCGATATTGTAATTGGGGTTCTTGGTCCACCACTCTATGATGCGCTCACGGTCCACTGTCGCATCTTTAAAACCATTAACGGTGGCCGGACGTTTCGACTTGTACCCACAAGGAAACACCTTGAGCCCCAGCTCTGCATACGCTAACGCCTGCTTCAGCATTCCACCTCCACGACACTCACGGTTCACTGCGTGCGCGCAAGATTTCTTCTGCGTGCCGTCTAAGTGCCATTGCAACTGTTCTTGTCCACCATTCCACCAAAGTCTCGTTCCCCTCAGGACCCACAAATTCCCATGGATCCCCCCCGCACTCTTCGCACACGTACCGCAGGTCAGGCTCCCATGCCTGGCTAGGACCTCCACCTAATGAATGCGGTATCCATACTTGATGTCCGCATTGCCTGCATGACACGCGACCAAGCACCTGCCCACGCACGCGAACAAGCGAGTCATTCCAATGAAAAAGCTCAGCTCCTTCTGGCGGTGGTAGGTCTACCCAGTCATCATTGCGTCCCATGCTATCTCCTACTAGCCCACGGTTCACTGCGTGCATTTATAGCGCGTCACACCAATCGTACACTTGTTCGTAATGATGACGTTTCTCTGGATCTTTTGGTTTCTTCGTGTAACGACGCTCTTTGTAGGAAGAGCTTCGTCCACACACTGGGCACTCTATCCAGAAGAACTCATACCAGTATCCCTTCTTGGATTGCTTGCTCACGTCCTCTCCTGATCGTATTGTATTTGAATCTTAAACCAGTCTGTCAGTTCTTTTATTCCATCTGGTTTTTTTGGTACGCGCGCAGGCGGAGCCACAGACTCTCGATAACATTGGCGGCATAGCGTGGCCTTGTATCTCTTGCGAGGTCCGCCACAATGTGCACATGTGCGTGGTGATTGTTTATGCCCTGGCATCAGTGCGAGTAAACTTTGTGATGCGGTAACGAATGTCTGTCCAAACTTGCGACAGCACACGTTTTTGTTCTCGAGCGTGTTCCCTAGTTCGGTTGATGTCCAAGAGAAGAGGATACCACACGTTTGATCCAGGGAATTGTCTTTCAACTACCCACAAGTTCTTTAGCTTCATGGCTCACGCCGCCCTTCTAGCCCTCACTGCAGGTTTCTTTTTCACGGGCTCATACGGCTTCTTATCGTAGACGAGCTGCACGACTGGGTAATTCCCATGGTTTGATTTGTACTCCCAAACCTTCTTCCAACCCAGTTCAAGAAGCTCATCCAAGGATTTGTACAGCTTTTGCGTGGGGATAAGAGTCATGACTATTGCCGCGTCAGACGAATTGGATTCAGCCACAAGAGTGGTAATTCCAGGCGAGGCATTCCACATCCCAGCCAGTACAAGCAATCGACAGCAAGAGGGAAAAGCCTGAACTTTACCACCAAAGATTCTTAAACGCCCAAGAGTCCTAATCAGGCTTGCTCTTGTCTTAGCCTTTTTAATCTTCTCTATAATCATTTGTTTAGTGATCAGTCGTCTGTATCCCCAGTAATCGAATTGCCACTTTTCCCTTGCTTTTCTTTGAAGATCTACCCGTGCTTGAACGGTCATCTCGTAGAAGTAGTTGTCTTTGAGAGTTAGTTTGGGATGTGATTGCCTAGACGAAAACACCTTTTCAATCTCAACAATAGCAGCCTCTCTCAATCTACTAGTAATAGATTGTTCTTTCTTGGTGCTCTTCTTTGCAGTCATAACTAATCCTTGTATGGATCGAATGTACTACTTGGTGCCATGAGAACCACTCGGGGCTTCAAAGTGTGAAGCACATCAATTGTGCTAGCGTGTAACTTCATCACGTCTTCCATCTTCCTGTAGCACACGGGAGCTTCATCCACTCCGCCTCCTCTAAGAATCACGTTGGCATCTCTAACCGATTTGGTTAGATCTGATATCCCCACTTGAGGTGGTGCGATAGTGGTGAAAGAATAATCCATCTTCAGGTCTTTCTTACAGACAGGGCACTTAGGATAGTCTTCTTTAAAGACCGCGCTCGGAGAGAACCTCTCATTCACTCTTGTGCATCCAACGGTACGGCAGTACCAAGTTTTTGATGTACGAAACTTTCCACGCGCTTGGGTTCTGCTCATCAGTCTACCCGTGCCGTGCACGGTGGAAGAGAGCAGCGCCTTCTGAAGAATTCGAGCCTCACTATTCTCTTCAAGTAGAACCTTTCCCATTACAATATGGGCAGGCCCTGTCATGCTGCTTCCGATGAATGAGATCTGTCCCGCATGGGCAGGTGTGGCTCCCTTACGGTGCACCCACACAGTGCCGATATCTGGATGAGTTTCTTTCCAGATGAAGTTGTGATGATTGTGCACAGCGTAGATTGTTTTGGCACCAAGCACCTTAAGCGCTTGATCAATTACCCAGGCTCTTCCTATCTTGGCATAGTCACCGGCAAGATGCATGGCCGTAAGATAATGCTGTGCCTTATCAGACGTGTCCACTAGAGTCGACTTGCTGAGGTCGGTTCTATTAGAGAAGGAATGCTCACTACCCCAGGAGTTAAACCCATTGCAAATGTTCCAGCCTAGTCCCCTAGAACCGAAGTGTACTGCCACCCACACAGCATTAGTGGATGGTTCTATATAAAGGTTTACAAAATGATTCCCGGAACCTATGGTTCCTAGTTGGTTTCGACCCAGCTTCTTTAAGCGATCCACTTCTAGCTTTGGGATAGCCTCCCATCTCTCGTCTTCAAAGATCTCGTGGTCGGTTGGAGAGGAACTAGAGGTATTACTTTTTCCAATCCCAAACGTGAGTGTCTTTTCGAGTTCATCGGCTATCTTGTACCACTCTGAGGGAAGTAAGTCAGACGCCGAGACATTGGTTTTCACGGCCATGTTCCCGCACCCGATGTCATAGCCAGCACCTGCTATGAGGATACGGTTCTTGAAAGCTAGCACCCCTCCCACCGGAACCACGTGTCCTAAATGCCCATCTGCCAGAAGCGCACTACGTTCTGCTAGCTTACTACAATCGCGCATTTGTGTTAAGGTATTGGTATCGTGGGAACCGATGATTGTTAGTGTCATCTATTACCGCCTTGTTATACAGGGGGGAGCTCTAGCTTCCACGTGTCTACAAAATCTCGGGCTATCTTCGTGACTACATCCTCGCTTACCCAGGCGAAAGACGCGGCAAGCCCTGCTTGTTGATCCCAACGTGACTGGTTCCTGGGCTTGTTCGCTTCCTTCACTGCTTCGTTTGTTTTGTTGTAGACCCATTCAACTAGAGCATCATTAAAGATCCACGTGTTAGGCAGCGTGCGATACTCCAAGCCATAAGGCTTGGGACGAAATGCTCCTATGTTCCCATAGAGTTTCTTTCTATGGTAGTCAGGAGCAGCTACAAAGAAAGGGATCCCTAGATATGTATCAAGCAAGCTTACTATATCTCTCACGGTTTTGAAGGTCATCTTCTTTAAGGGCTCTAGCCCTAGGTGTAGATGTCCTCCTGCACTCCGCATGTTCTTGTTAGAGCTGTGCGCAGGCTGAGTCAAAGCACCGCTGTATGCATCGAAGTCTGGGTCACACCCAAAGGTGCGTGCTTGTGGAGTGGCGAGTTGTTTTTTGCTGAACTCCGCTGATGCACTTTTCAAAAGCCCACAACTGTGAGCTTCAGCAATTGTATTTACAATGGACAATCCTTCTTTGATCTTACTTGCGAAGTTACGCAGATCCGCAGATGGACTGATGGTAAACTCAGCGGCCACGTTGTCTTCAAGGATACAAATGTTATCACTAACCGGGAGGGGCTCGTGCTTCTCTCCGCCCACCTTACCCTCTGCAGACTCTGCTTCATCCCCTCTGCTAAAGAAAACTTCCGGGTCAGCACCGATCGTCACTAGCCGAATGTCCATACTGTCTCCAAGAGAAAGAACAACTCGGACGCTCTCAAGTCTGGTGAGTCTGTCCATCGAGCCGCATTTCCGTAACCATTAACGTAGGTTCGAATGCTCCAGCCGGGTATGCCAACCAGCTCACCACGTAATCGACAAGAGCTGACCGTCGAAACGGAATCACTATATGTCTATTTAGCAGGTGACGCTATTTCGAAACCACTTCAGTGGTCTCTTGGCTCGTAGACGTGAGCTACTCGCTTGTATTTAAGGGATACAAGACCCCTGTACAGTGTTAGAAGTGAGGCCCAACTGTGCTCGGAGAGCTATGGACCGTTGCGCCACTGCCTCGTCCACTCAATAATTATCCATCTCATGATAACTACCACTAGTATTATCGTAAGTAACCAACCGATAACACCTTTCAATGCCACTCCTATCTGGTACCCACGGAGGGACTCGAACCCCCAACGCTCGGATTTTAAGTCCGACGACTCTGCCAATTGGTCTACGCGGGCTCCTAATCATTTCCCCACTCCTTTTATGCTGGTGCTCTCGGGAGGACTTGAACCTCCAACCAACAGCTTAGAAGGCTGCCGCTCTATCCTGTTGAGCTACAAGAGCTATGTGGAGTCAGGCTCCCACCACTGCCTTTGACCCCGTGTGCACCCCCAACAGCTCATGACGAACCCTTGGTGCACTGCCCTAACGTCTTGAGCTTGGAGGAGGTACTAGCTCCTGTCACCCCAAACCAAGACGGTAAAAGTTGGAGGATAGAGAGATCTGCCTTTGGTCGGAGAACCTTCCATTACCAGATAGCAAGTCTATGAGGCACAGTGGCCTTGACTTGGCTCTCATGAGAGCGCTGTCTGACTAGTTATCTTCGCCTACGCTAGCTCAGCGACATCACATACCAGACTGTTTAGCGTGATACTAAAGAGCTGCTCTCTCGGATTTAGCAGGGTCCGGTTCCTGGGTGTTTCCAATTCGGGAGCCGACATGACTCCGTCGTGAGGCACACCTGGCCAGAACTTTGGTCGGGACGAGAGGATTTGAACCTCCGACCCCTCGCTCCCAAAGCGAGTGCTCTACGCAACCTGAGCTACGTCCCGTGTATTTTCTTTCCATGTTGTGACACTCAGCAACTTCTCGCGCGGGATGAACCAGTATGCTACCAACCCAGTTACCTCGTTCCCAGGGTAGCGTCCCGCTTCGTTTCCTAACAACGCCCTCAGTTCATCCACCAGAACAGGTTGAGAGGATGTGTTTGCTGCCACGATCAGCATCTTCAAGCTAACCCAATTTCTTAGCTCGATATAATCTCGAATGGCTTGTAGCTTGTTTAGTACTTCAGGCGTGGGTCCAGTACCAAAACCACCGAAGGAATAACAACCGCAGTTGTTCTTGTCTCCTGACAGGTTCCCATATACCCATCCGTTTTGTTGATCACGGATTTCATACTGTCGGTATTGATCTAGTAGCTTGTACAAATAGAAGGTTGTCACTTGGTATCTCCTGGAAGATTTAGATTGGCACGAGAGGTAGGACTTGAACCTACAACCTCTGGGTTCAAAGCCCAGCGCTCTAACCAATTGAGCTACTCTCGATCATGGTGGACCGCAAGAGATTCGAACTCTCACTCCCCTGCGTGCAAGGCAGGTGCTTTCCCAGTTAAGCTAGCGGCCCTCTGGTACCGGAGAGCGGACTCGAACCACTGACATTCTGCTTGTAAGACAGATGCTCTAACCACCTGAGCTACTCCGGTATATCGTGTTGCGAGTATGCTGGTTGTGTTTACACCACTGCTAAAGGAACTTGGCTCTAGAGACTGGGATCGAACCAGTGTCCTTCCGGTTAACAGCCGGCTGCTCGTCCAACCGAGCTCCTCTAGAATATCAAGAGCCGCCAGAGGTCGGAGGTCCGGCCCCTAATTTATCGGCGTAGCCGGGCGGCATATTTACTTGGCTGAGGCAGTAGGATTTGAACCTACGGGACCGCAATGTGTCCAGTGTGTTAGCAACACACCGCATTAAGCCAGACTCTGCCATGCCTCAGTGGGGTGACCGATGGGACTTGCACCCACAACCACCGGGTCCACAACCCAGCGCTCTATCTAATTGAGCTACGGTCAACACGGGATGAAACCCCTAAGTGATACCATTGACTGGGAGGTTCGTCAACGGGTTGGAGCCTGTACATCCAGGTCTCTACCCAGCCTAGCATCCATCTTGGGTACCAATGGTTTTCCATCAAGCGGTCCCAAGCACATGTAAGTATGGTGCTCATGAGAGGATTCGAACCTCCAACATCTAGATTCTAAGTCTAGCGACTCTACCAATTGGCCTACATGAGCTATAGGGAAGGAGGTAAATTATTAAAATTTTCCTTGCTCGGGCGGAGCAATGGTTCCTTCCCCTTTAAATTGCTTCTAGCCAGGTGTCTATCTCATGTTCTGGTTTGAGATAATACGAACTGTGTTCCAAGTCTTTAACCGCATGGTTAAACACCGGGTTCTTTCGCATTATCTCCTGTATGTAGCACAGCGTGTCCCGTTTAGGAGTGAAGTGCCAATAACTAAGAGGTGTCTCTCTTTCGTATTTACTTTTACCCAGATGAAAAATCTTGAAAGGTTCAGGCACCTCAGGGAGATGGAGGTTAGAGCCCTGTATTATAGTGGCTTCTTTAGCAGCCATCCAGAAAAGCCATGGGAGCACCATCTTTTCATTAGGGTACACGCTTGCCACGTACCCTCCACAGTTGGCCGGCAGGGGAAAGAAAGGAGGGTAGTGGTAAAATCCCCCATCTTTATAAGTCGCTCCATGAAGGTTCCAGGCGCTAACGTTGTCTAACCACTCTTGCAGCTTGTACATGTTCCGTCCTATATGTTGGAGCGAGTAATCGGACTCGAACCGATCTCTCTAGCTTGGAAGGCTAGGGCACAACCTCTATACCACACTCGCATAAAAAGGTGGCCAGATCCGGCTTGGCCACCAAGGACAACATGAACAGTGTTGACAGCTTAGCCAGCGGTCAGTTCGATTCGGCCCGACTGCATGGTGCGGGTACCGAACGACTTCTCCGGCACACCGTACTCAGCGAGGGCACCCTCGAGGTCATTGCGCAGCCCAAAGAGTCCAGTCTTCAGACTCTTCGGGAAGCGAAACTTCCCGAGAACAGCGGCGAGTGCAGCAGCCGTGTCCTCCGACACTGTGATGTTGATGACGACCTTTTCCTTAACGGAAACTCCCATCATGCATCTCCTGTGTGTAACCCGTTTGTAAAGAACCATCACGGTGGGTTAGTCGTGAGCTGGCTCGCGCGAGATTATTCTTAGATGGCGCTGGAGCCCTTTCCAGGAATCGAACCCGGCTCTGAGGTTTACAAAACCCCGGCATCGCCAACAATGCTTAAAGGGCAATTAGTAGAAGTAGGGTTCTCCATGGATATGCATGTAGTATGCATCCATGCAGTTCTTGATGCCGTCCACCGTGGCTCTTTTGAACGCAATAGGCACGCCCACGTAGGGACTAGCTGTGTCAATTGGATTCTTCCAAGCCACTCCTAAGCCCTTGTCCATGTAGACCACATCTCCAATTCGAAGTTCCAGATCTGCAATCACCACGGTGTATCTACCCACCGTATGCCACGCATACTGAATGACAACCGGCTTAGCTTTACCGAAAGCCTTACGGAACCTGTGACTACGATTCAGCGTGCGCTTGATTCGTCTCCAGGCTCTTTGCAAAAGGGCCTCTGCCACCTCAGGAGTTAGTGGCGGCTTCGGCGGAGGCGTGTCAGTAGTGGCTGGCTCAACCAGACGCAACGCTGGCTTCTCTGGCTCTAGCTCTGAGTCCACCAATTCAGTGTTCATTGTTTTTCCTTTCGCCCTAGGGTGCAGAAGTTTGCCACGTCGCAGTAGAGTTGACATCTTGTGTTTACTCCTGGTCTGTGCTCCACGTACAGTACTTCTTTGGGCTTCTGGTTCTTGTTGATCCAGGCGTGTGCTTCTCCAGGAGAATCGCAGCGAATAATCGCCGTTGCTCTACCCTTCTTCATTACAGCCCAGTGCTCTTCCTTAGTCCAACGCTCTTCCGGTGTGCAGAGAGGAATGTTTTCATCCGACATTTCCTCTGCCTCGATGTGTGCTTCAATTCTTTTGATCATGTCTTCTAGGGTTTGATCCAAAGACCACAACGGAATCTCCATCTGATCCGTTTGCTGTTTTGGATAACCCCTTTCGAACATGGCCTTACGCTTTACCCAATCTCGAGCGATGGGGTGGAAGATTACACGATCTGTCTCGAGTCCATTGACATGCAGAAGGTAGCGGTACCTATTGCCTTGTGCCACCCACTCATCCTTCAGACTTTTCATTGCGAAAACAGAGCAGACCTTGTAGTCATTGAGCACTCTGTCTGGAGTGATTAATCCAGATCTATCGTATAAGTCCACCTGTCCCGACACTTTCTTCGTGCCGTACTTTGTGGGAATGTCTGCAAAAAACCTCTTTTCAAAGAGAAGTCCATGGTGATCCCAGACATATTCCTTATTTGACTCGAGCACTGCAAGTGCGATGGCTTCGTGAAGGGAATCAGAGGCCACGTCTCCTGAAGCGAAGGAGTATAGCACCTCTTCGATGGCTGTCCATCGGCCGGTCACATTCTTCTCAGCCAGAATCTTAACTGCGTTCTCAAGAATCTGGTGAACAATCTTACCAAAGAGCATATAGATTCTTTCTGATGCTTCCTTGGTAACCTGATCTCCATAGCGAGTGTTCAATGCCCGGACCAATACCGGAATTGATAGCTCAGTTACTGAGAAGTCCGCCCCCTCCTTTGAGTAATTGTCCTCCCCTAGCACAGCAAGGAGAGGGAGCGGTAGGTTGAAAGAATCTACTAGCTTTTGGTCACTCATTAGAAGGGTGCTGCTTCCGCTCTGGGTGCCACGTCCTCAATTCCAAGTAGCTCGTTCACGAAGATCTTGGTGTAGCGCTTGGTTTGCTGGGCTCCATTCATGTCAGTGTATGTGCGCTGGTTAGTAACCAAACGGACCATGGCCACTGATCCCACCACTGCTGCACATGCATCATGAATAACTTGAGGGGAGTCCGGCTCCTGCTCGGGAAGCTCTTGACCGAGAGCCGCCAGTGTTCCTCTCAGCGATGCCAGGCCGGGTAAGCTGGCCTCCCCGTCACGATTCATCAAGTTAACAGGCACTGAAATCTCTTGCCCGTTATAGGCAGGAAACGAGTAACGAAACCACACAGTGGCATGCTCTTCGTCGAAGTTCGAGGATACCACCTGCGCCTTGTGCACCCCATCTGGGATGAGAGTGATGCGCGGTCTTGGTGCGGAGTCTCCCCATGCTGCTTTTAGTAGATCGAAATTCATAATTATACCTCGATGACCTGGGACATGAGGTCCTTCCATTCATCAGGAATGAAATCCTCAAGCCGCTCTTTCTTGTACTTCTTCTTGAGACTCACAATCTTTTCAGTGAGTTCCTTCTGCTTTTCTGGTGACTGTGCGGCCACTAACTCTCGTAGTTGCAACACGTTAACAGGATTGATCCCCTTGTCCTTGGGTGCTACCCCAATCTTAGTCTCGATCTCAGATACGATCACTCCAAGATCTGGTTCACACAGAGAGGTGAGTACTCCCGATCTGTCTCCACAAATGTAGTTAGGATCGGACTCCATGTTAGCTTGTATTGCACGAACAGGTCTACCTTCGAACTCCACCCAGCGCATGCACAGAATCAAGTCGAACCAACCGAGAATTCCCTTGTTGATTTCCTGTCCTGGCATGCTGGGTTTGTAGACAATGCGGCCCTTGTCGTCCTTGTCTTCCATGATGTGAGTGATAAACACCTTTCTCACGCCAGGAATATCCCGCATCCTCTTGATCCAACTCTCCATGATCTTATTCATTTCGCCATAGGCTTTAAGATCATTTCGATTGTTCTCGATACGTTCGGCAAGAACCGCTTTTGCAATGTCATCAAGCCCGTCCACTACCAGCCACTCCATATCTTTACTCCATTTAAGACAGTAAAGATACAAGTCTTGTAGGAACTGCACCGTGATGACTCCATTGGCTGGCTTCAGTGTCTTAAACTTGCGGGATTGAAGCGCCAATTCTCCAGGATCAGCCCCGATGTAGACAAGCTTAGAGTCATCTGTCAACGGTAGGGTACGAAGAAGACTGGTCTTCCCGATTTTTGGAGTACCTGTGACAAGGATGTCCAGCTTGTCTAGTCCAGACTGATACGTGGTTCCTTCAACAATCTTACTCATCAAAACTCCAGTCCGCGTCTAGATCTTCTCCAATAAGAGACAGATTATCCTCTGTCTCCTCAAGGATTTGGTTAAAGCGGCCACGGAGTTCTCTTATGTAGTCGATCTCTGCTGGTTTGGGTAGGGTGCCTCCGCGAATTTTGTCTAGGAGATCCTTCAACTCAGCGATGAGAGTCCCGGTCACTCCAAAAAGTTCCTCGAGACGCTCCACTGTCGTTGTAATCCCGTAGATTTCTTCCTCTAATTCTTCTTGGTCCATCATTGGCTTTCCTCAAGAGAGGACCTAGCGCCATGGACAATGCTGCAAACAACACCACCAGTACTAGGATCTCTATCATGCTGCAATCAGTCCTTCCATTAACGCCTTAGATGCGCAACTGTAGCACAAGCGAACCTGTTTGTCAATGTAACAAGAGTCGTTCTCTAGAAATTCCTCTTGGCATTGGTCGCACGTGGCACCCGCGTCTATCCAATCCCACCCATTGGTTCTTAGCTCTGTTACCCTGATCCTGGGGAGACCATAGTTCGGAGTCGTATCCACCACGGTTGGGGTATGGGCGAATTTTCCTTTACTCCCACCCCCACCACTCTCTGTCTGGGAAGTAAGCTGGTACTGCTGGTAGTGACTTTTTTTTTCGTAGTCTTTCCAGCCCTCGTTTGAGTAGTGAACCCCAGTGGTTTCATCCTTAGACCAGGACTTGGGTTGTGTAATCGCCAATCTCCCCAGGTTGTCCAGGAAAACCAGTCTGCTACTCCCCGCCTTGTCTGCCACGAGGTTAAGAATAGCCTGATTCGTGTGGAAGTTACGTGGTAACTTCTGCAGCACATCATGCATGTATTGCTTGGTGTCCGAGTTGTTATCTTTCAGGTTTTTATTATAGTAACCCGGAATTACTCCATTGTGGAAGAGGAGGAGATTCTTGTTAACCCAGAACGGATGTACATTCTGCACGCTCACTGTACCGTGGGTGCGTATCCTGAAATGCAGAACGAATTGACTGTTCTTGTGTTCGTCCCAATGCTTGCGGTATAACTTCCACAATCGCTTCTTACTGTTGAGTTCTTTAACCACAGACAGGCGGCCGTTGTGCGCATAAGCAAACCCCCCACCATCTGAGTTCCGTTCCCACAATCTATAGAACTGACCCTTCGATAGAGCCACTTTCCTGGGGCAGATTGCAATAATGCACATTACGCTACACTCCTATAGCCCTTAGTCAAGGGTCGATGTATCACCTTGATATTACGAATCAAAGGACTCTTGTTCCTTTTCGTGTCAGTCAACAGCTTGACATCTAACCAGCTAAGCGTGGCTTTGTGATACTTCTGTAGCTGTTCCACTGGAAACACCACGCGAGTACCGTGTTGAGCAGTCCAGATTTCCACATCGGATATCTCGATGCGCTCAAGGTCGAGTCCCATATAGTAACAGGACCATCGCAGCATTGGCTGCCGATTTGGCTCTCCTGCGTCCCGTCCGGCCGTTAGCGTGGCCCTGCCTACCATCTCGTTGGTTTCTGAATCCCTTATGTAAAATGTTACAGAGGCAGGAGACGATTCTAAATCTGACTGATGATCAAACCAATGATGTGCGGGATTAAGATGGTTCAGTGTCAGCCTAGGGTTACCCGAGATAAAGATTGCTGATGATTCCACCTCATGGTACTTTGCAGCGAGCATTGCTTCACGGCACATAGAAAGAGCTTGCCTCTCATTCCAGCATGGCCCCTGTAAAATGAAGTAAGCCATGGGTATCGCTTCTCCGTCTGGTGTGGTGTGCTGAAAGTTTACCACGGCTGTGCTTGTCAAAGGCCCGATGGCTCCCACACGAGAGTTACGCTCAGCAATCTTTCCCTCAAGAGAAGAGGGCTTTAAAGCAGCATTGCCCACGGTAATCTTTGAGATCTTGGGTGACTTGATATTGGCGGCCTTGTTGATGCACTTCTGGGTCTTAGCTGCAGCATAAGGGAGTTCCTTCTTATGCTTTAAGAGCCACTCCACAAATCCCGGTATGCTCATCTGCTGAAAAGAGATGGCCGCTGTATACCTCCTCACGGCTTCCACGAGTTCCACGTTTGCCATGATCGAGTCAGGATTTAAAGTGCCCCGAAATACTCTGATCTCCACGGTATGAGCGGTGCTGTTTACCACCGAATGATGGTCGTCATGTGTTCCCGCAAGCAGTGCTGGATTAATACCATGGGTAAACGCATATCTTGCCGGGTCCGTTTCATACGGTAGGAGATAAGTGGTGCATGCTCTCCTAACAAATGCCTTCGGATCCTTGTGAAACCATGCAAACCGTAAGACCTTCTTCAAATCAGTGCGATTGCTGTAAGCCAAGAAGAATGCCGGATTCCGGTGCACAAATGCCTGGAACCTGAGCTGGTGTAGATCTCCCCAAAAGGCTGATTTTGAAATGTGCACGTGCATACCGCAAGTGTTCCCTTTGTATGAAGTGAACCCTGCAGTTTGCAAGTCTTTGCACAATTTCTTCCAAAGAGGATAGCTCTCGTGCCAGAAGTTCAGCGTCCAAGGATGACTGACAAGCTCCACGCCATCCTCAAGAGAAGCGTCTTGCTTCACATAGAGCTGCAGCTTTCTTATCATGGGCTCCACGTCTTGGATAGCCGCGTAGGACCACTGTGTTCTACCATGATAGGTGTTAGGCTCTCCTCTATTCCAAAGCCACACTTCAGAAGGCGTGTCCTGATTGACCGTGGTAGTCCTTTGTCTTACTCCTCTCCACCAGCTCTCTAACTTCTCTCGTGCAGGAGGTAGGAGTTCTGTTTCGAGTTCCACGCCAAAGAAAACATGGGCGTTCTCATTTTCTTTTTTTGTCCAGGAGAAACGTGGTGTGGGTTTGTGTCCCCATGCGTTTACTTCGATCATAACATGTCCTCGTGGTGGAGCGGGTGGGAGTTGAACCCACTTATTGACAGAGGTTATAAGCCTCTCGCTTTATACCGATCAGCCACCGCTCGTTCTTCAAGAGCTTCGAGTCGGTCTTCGAGTTGCTCTATTTCTTCCCACTTTTGATTGAGTGCCATGCTCCAAACAAAGCTACAAACTGTGAACCAAAGCAGCCCTAAGCCCCATAAGAATGTGATGTCACGGGCTAATCCTCCCGCAATCAGAAGGAGGCCCACTGCTTTGCCCAGTTGATAGTTGTCCATGGTTTACTCCCACCAATCCTCTTCTCCATCACGGAAGTGGGGTGTGTCCCACCAACGGTGGACCACGTACATGATCCCAGTGATTAGAAGACACACCGTAATAAATCCGAGTACGATTTTCATTTCTCCTCCAGTTCCGTGAGGCGGGCGCGAAGGTGTGCCGCCACTTTCAGAATGTCGTCAACAGGAACGATGCGCTCGCGTGCTGGATTAGCAAAGTCTTTGTATGGAGTCGGCCACGTTTCCTCCCATCTGATGACATCCTCTAGCGCATTGACCTGCGCCTTGAGAGCGGTGCGCTCGATCAGGCGGCGGACCGGTTCAATGGTGTAGTGCCAATCGGCCTCCGTGTCGAGAAAGGCCCTTTCAATCTCCTCGTCGCTCGGCATCCAACTCGGTCGGTCACTCACGGTTGCGCCCCTTCTCCCGCTCGGCGGCTTCCAGGTGGTCGAATAAATCAGTGACCAATGCAGCGAGTTGCCACCTTTGATCCACCCTTCCGGCTTGTGTTGATCTCTCTTGGTAGAGAATATCTGTTGATCGAATTACCATCCGTTCCGCCAGCGCCCGAATGCGCGCGGCGCGGTCGGGATATCCCCCCGTGATCTTCAAGCCGTGAGACATGATGGTTGTCTCTGCGTCTTCCCATTGAACCATCACTCCCCTCCCTTCACGGTCTGATGTCCAGGTGGTTCTCTTGGAGACAGAGTTCCACGAGTTTTTCCACTGAGAAATGCGGCCCAAACACGGCTGTTCCCCTGTAAGTGAAAAGTTCCCTAGCCTCATGCTCTTCTGCTGTGAGAGCTGCCTTGAAGACCGTTTGTACTAGTTCGCTCACGGTCATATGCTTGCTCAGTAGCCAGTTTCTGCTGTGCCATGTCTTGTCTTCCACTGTGAATGTCCAGCGGAAGTAGAAGAACGTGCCATGGTCCACCACTTCAGGGCTCCAGTCTTTGTATTCGACCCTGGAGAGGATTTGAACTGCTTGGAGTGCATCCATGTGAACCTCCGATGCTCACGGTTCGTTGCTTACTGCCACCCCCGACCCGGCAAAAAAGGGGAGGGAGCCGGGGAGCGCAAAGGCGCTTCTACCCGGCCCCCTCGTGGGGAACTTCTGTGGGCGACTAGGCCGCCTTGGTCTCGAGGAGGACCGCCTCCTCCAGCTTGGCCTCCGCTTCGGCGTGGTCGCCACGCGCTTCGGCCTTGAGGGCGGCGATGAACTTCGCCTTGACGGCGAGCTTGAGTCCGTCGATGCCCGGCAGGCTGGAAGCCTCCTTCAGCGGGGTGTTCTCGTGGAACAAGTTCATGTCACTCTCCGATCTGGGACTGCGTGATGGTGGGGGAATCCGGGGCCGGACCGTGGGACGGTTCCAGATCCACCGGGACGATGTTGTCCTTCCGGTACAGCTCTCCGGCGTGGGCCACCACGATCTCGAAGGGCGAGGGACAGGAGACCTGGAACCGGATGTTGTTCTCGAGGCTCAGCGAACTGAGCTTCTCGAGGAAGTTCTGCTGGGCCTTCTCGGCCTCTGACTCCCGCTCGAAGGGCACCCGGAGAGTCTTCACGTCACCGGGCTTCATCTGCAGGAGACGGCCGATCTGCGTCACGTCCGACTTGCGCGTCTTCTCGTGCATCTTCAGCACGTTAGGTACACGCTCCATCATCTTGACCTGGATCATGTACCGCTCGTCGTTGGGGTCCTTGATCCACTGTAGCGAGTAGGGCTCCGAGTAGTCCCCGTTCTCGACCACCCAGTAGTCGAACTTGATCGTGGTCGGCTCCGTCCACACGGTCTCTCCGGTGAACAGCGCCTGACGCTGCTGGTGGTCCGACGTGGCGTTGATCTGCATCCTGACCTTCTGCTGCTCCAGCCCGAAGTTCAGGTGGCGCACCCCACGCATGATGGCGCGCATGAACTCCCACGAGGTCAGCTCGTCGTGGTTCGGCCACTCCGGCACCTGGGGCGGCTGCTCCTGCTCCGCGCTCGGCTTGAAGAAGCGCGTGATCTTCGCCTGCGCCTCCTTGCGGAAGAACTCGCGGTTCTCCGGGTTTCCGAACTGCTCCTTGAGCCAGGCCAGGTTCACCGTGAACGAGTCCTGCTGCCGGGACTTGTACGACGCCAGGAGGCGGTTCCTCACCGAGCGAGCCAGCCACGCCTTGACGTAGGGGAGGATGGCGTTGGTCCGAGCCTGCGACTTCTCCTTCTCCGTGGGCTCGTTCTCGTCGGCAACTCCGAAGAGGAGCCTCGAGTCCTCTGCGTTCAGCGTGAGTTCCTCGAACAGCGCCTGAACCTCGTTCTCCTTCTCCTGCGACTCCACGATCTGACCCACGGTGGACAGCGGCTTCGTGTTCATTTGTCACTCCGTGCCCGAATAGGGCTAAGTCTGGGCAAGATTGCCCAACTACAAGTGCGATCAGCACTTAGGTTCGTTTTCCTAGGCTCATGCACACGCACGAGCACGAGGAAATTTTCAGCAGAAGCGAAGTGCAGCGCGGATCTTCTGCTCTGCGTGCTTCCCCTTCAGCCGGCCCTCGAGCACTTCCTTGCAGCGCTCTCGGTCGTTGAACTGCAACCCCTTGCAGGAGTGGTCTAGCACGTCCCCCACGTTGGACTTCTGTCGGAAGGTGAGGGCGAGTCTGGCGTGCAGGGCTGCGCGTCTGCTCATGATCGTCTCCTAGTGAGTGTCGATGCGAGCGGCATCGAGGGTTTGCTTCATCTCTCGGGCCAATTCCCGAGTGAGTTCCAAGCGTTCCGGGTTGATCACTTCATCCAGGATCGACACCAGATCCTCGAACTCTTCCGAAGTGAGAGTCACTGTCACTGAATCCAATCGAGTGACTTCCACCCGAGTTCCCTGCTTCTTGACCTGCATCTCATGACCTCCTTGTACCGATTACTCTGTCTTTCCCTGTGCTGCATACACTTAAGACCCAAAGTGTAACACAGGATCACACTCACTGACAGAGCGGCCATCATGTTAGCTCATCGCTTCCACGTCGAAGTAGCCCACGTGATCGGTGTGCTCAGCCTGCTCGATGGCCTCAGCTTCGGAGCTGAAGGGGCCGAGAGTGGAAAGGCCGTCTCGAAGGAAGTAGGTGTTCTCATCCTCGAAGTCCAGCGCACGGAAGAGAGTCCAGCCTGCCCAAACTCCGATCTCCACTTCACGCATGGTGCCACTCCTTCCAACCTAAGGCCACCACTCCAACCATGGAGCTGAGGCCAGTGAGTTGGTTCCAGAGAGAGATGTGCTTGTCCATCTCACGCTTGTAGATACTCCCAATAGCGCCGTAGACCTCTGCAATCTCGATCTCTCCAGAGGTGCGAGCCCTTTCTTCAGCCGCGTCTGCCACGTGCATCCTTCGCCAAGCTAACACCGCTTGGTTCCAGTGCCACAGCGCGTCACTCATCGCTTCTCCTTTCCAAGGTTGACCACCTTGATCCCCCGAGCCTTGGCAGCACGCAAAGCCTGCCCAGTGCCTCCCACCACCTCACCACCAGGAGTCCAGCAGATCACCAGATCCACCGGAGAGTTCAAGTCGTGCCCCAGAAGAATCATTATGTTGCGGCCATGAAGCTTACGGACATAGTCAGCGCATGCCCGCCAGTTCGGGTGGTACTTCGAAGCCAGCTCGATTGCCTGCGGCGTGGCATCAGAAGCGCGGTAAACCTCGATGAACCCCCAATACAGGCCATCACCACCAGCAGACCGCGCTCCCTCCTGGAAGGCAGCATCAGCACCACGAGCGCCTCCGGTTCGAAGGGTGTGCCCAGCTTCAGCTCCCCTCCGCCCGATGTCTCGCATCTTGGCCAACACGCTCTCCGGCGTGCTACGAGCGCCAATGCCAGCGTAGATCACCACTCCACCTCCTCTTCTTGCCACTCCTCAAGTTCCCGCTCCAACTGCACGTCCAGCTCCTCCTCAATGGCCCGCTGCATCTCAGTGCGCGTGCCCATCCACCACTCCACCAGCCAACGGAAGCCAGCATCGCGAACCACCCCATCAAACACATAGTAATGTTCGAAGGGCAGGTGGGAGTTACGAAACCTCTCGCACATGGCCGGGTGCGCCTTCAGCTTCGCCTCCAAGGCCCGAATGATCTCTTCCTTGAACTCCTCCTCAGGGAGATTCACCACCCGCTTCAACATGCGGCCCAGCTTCTTCGCCTCAAACCCACTCAAACGGCGAAGACGGTCGTCGCGAGTACCGAGCCAGTACCAAAAGCCTTCCACGCTCTCGAAAGAACCATGCTCGGGAAGCACCATCGGCTGTCGCGCGAAGTTGGACATCCACCTCCCAAGCACAGTGCGCCCCCGAGAGTAGATATTCACATGCTCCACGCCATCCAAGGCCGGAATCAACTTACGACCCACGCTCATGGTTAGTCTCCTCCCCCACAACGTGCGCAGTTGCACCCCACGTGCTCCTGCTCAGCCTCAGCCATCAAGTCCTGCCTCCACTGCTCGAGGGCCTCGTCCAAAAGCTCGGCCTCATAAGCAGTTAGCTCGGAGCCTTTCATATCCTCGCCCCACTCCCGCCAGAGTTCTTTAACGGTCTCAGGCATGACACACCTCAGATGGGGAAATACTGCGGAGCGTTGACTTCCTCACGCCACGCCGCTTCTTGCTCAGGAGAGTAGCCACACTCAGCAGCGAGCACCTCAGCAAGTGCCACCTTATGCGCTTCCTCCACGGTGAGGGCGCGAGGGCCAGCGTAATTCTCATCGAGGTCTTCCACTGCCTCAGCGGCCCAATCCTCCGCATCCTCGCGAGCCCACCTCTCTTCGTCAAGCATGCGCTCCAAGGCAGCCTGCTCATCACACCAACGATCGAAATCCTCGTCGATAGCCTCATCGTACAAGGAGTCACCCAGCGCCAGCATCTCCTCCTCCCGCTTGCGCTCGGTCACCAGCACGAAGAGCAAGACCACGAGATTGGGAAGCACAATGGCCAACATCACGGGCACCACGAAGTTCTCAAACAGCATCGCAGCGTTAAACATAAACCACTCCTCGAGAGGACGCATACACCTCCACAGATCTATTTCTGCGGATGGGCTCCTCTTCACCAAGGAACGACTGAGAGGAGCACAGTAGCAGGAGAGGAATTAACTGGGCCTGTGTCCGAGATACTCTGGATCTCAGCGATAGATACCCCGGCTAAACTACAGCCCGCGAGCGAGCAGCAAGGCACCTTTAGCACGCCTTAAAGCTTCTTCTAATAAGACCGTGCTGCTTCTTCTGATAAAAACCCCTGTGCCTGCGTTCAACACTAATGGAGCCCACATGCCGCCAACGAGAGAACAGTGACAAGCCGAGCAACAGCAGCGTTGCACTGAACAGTGAAGATAAGAAGGATCAGCACAACACTGAATAGAAACTGGATTCACTTACAATCTATATCGCGAGGGTTATGTAGTGCAGTAATTCAGTCAGTCATCTAGCCTTCTCATGCTGGTAGTGAATGATGGACGTGATGGATGGGGTAAAGCATAGGGGGGACCATAGCCCATTCCAGCCGCCGAATCCCGACATACGAGGTCACGCACATCTTAGGGATCGCGCATGCGGGGCCATCGGGGTAAAATGGGCCACAATCCTGTGGGATTGGTGGGATTATGGCCCGATTGGGTGTATTAGGAGGGTTTTAGTTCAAGGTCTCTGGGGGTGAGGAGTGTTCTCACGGGTTCGTACCAGGAGAAGGACTGAGTTACCCGTTTCACTTCTTGGACTAGGATCATCTTCTCGTGTTTGTCGAAGATTACTGCGAAGTAGCGGTCTAGTCCTTTTTGGTCTTTTGGATTTTCCTTATGTGTGTAGATAGTGGTTTCTCCGTCTTTAGTTAGCACGCCTATCACGCGGTCAGCTTCTGTGATGTGTAGGGCTTGTGAGTTCATTGGCCATGTCACCATAATTAGACCCCCACAGTGTTGTCATTGTTTGCAATGACTGGGAAGGAGCTTGTAGCTCCTGTATAGGTGGGGGTCTGGGTGTAAACGATCCAGGGGTAAGTGGGGTAGGGAGTTTCGGGCCAGCGGTATTGGTCTACAATGCCTCCGCAGTGGGGGCATCTCCTACAATAGCAGCGGTGGGGGTTATACGGGATGAACGAGGTGGTTCCAGAGCCTTGTCTCGGGATATTATCTTCCCACGCGTTTAAATGCGTTTTAAAGCCTTCACTGCCTCCAGGCATACCTGGGGTAGGGTCACTGCTGTTCATGAGCTTCTAGGCCCCTTTCTGCCCCAGCACGGGGCATTCTAGTTTCAGTGTCCAGCTCTATATTTCCATCTCCAGGAGAGGTGGGGGATTCTCCACGAGCTTTGTCTAGGGCTGCGAGGATTACTTTCTTTAGGGCTTCCACTCGTGCAGGGTCCACCCTCGAGGGTAACGTCATAAAGGTCTCCTTTACATGCGGGGCAGGTTCCCCGGTTTGCTGTAAGCACGGCCCCACAATTGAGACATCGTTTACTTACGATCATGTTGGGTACAACACTAGTGAGTACAGAGTTATTCCCACTGGAGTACTATAGAGAATGTGGGAATTACCATACAGTTATGTTTAGTGGAATTACTATCTAGAACTACATAGGTTAAGTCCCTTCCATCCCTCCCTCATCTATCCCCCCTATAGTCCCCCCTTTCTTCTCCCTCCCTTCCTCCCCTTTAAAGGAGTTATGGGAATATCCTGGAGGGGTGTTTGGTTATCCCTGTGCAGAAAGGAGATTCCTACCATGGCTAGAGGTAGACCTAAGAAGGTGGTTGTGGTGGAGGAGCCCAAGGTGGATTTAGATTTAGTGAAGAATGTCAGCACAGAGATGGTTCTTCATTTCGTGTCCACTCGGGGAGTGACCCCCACAGAGCAGCATGTGACAGATATAGTTAGTATTGCCAAGCACTTAGCAAAGGAGATCGCTCGTGTCGGATAAAGATGTGACCTCAGGAAAGTTATTGTTTCATCCCGCAGCCAAGAAGGTGTCGGACCAGGATGAGGAGTTGAAGGAGAAGGCTTTGGTTTTGCTGGATGCCACGAAGGAGGCGGTGATAGAAAATCCTGGAACTAAGGTGGCTGTCTTTGCTTTCGACAGGGACGATTCCGTGATTGATGTGAGTTTTGTTGGGTTATCGCCTGCAGTGTTGTTTATTGGCATGTGTGATACCATGTCTCAATATTTCAAGGGAGTGACAAGATGACCGCTTTTATTGAGGTTACCCCTCTTAATGCGTTTGGGCTTCTGACCGTGCCTGTGGATACAGTGACAGGGGTTACAGCGGTGACAGACGAGGTCTTGTTTGATTCGGATGGTCAGGCAGAGATGAAGAAGCGGTGCATCATCACTTTGAAGAATGCGAATCCTCAGGGAGCGGGCTATGGAATTCAGCCTGTGGCGGAGTCCTATGATGAGGTGCTTGGTCTTCTCCGTGAGGCTGGAGCCAATGTGGTTCGTACCACGTTCGTGCCTGAGAAGAAAGAGGAGCAGCGCATTGTGCTAGCCAAGGCAGGCGCGGTTCCTGACGCGCATGTCTAACAGGCCCACAAACAAGTCGGAGTGCATCACAGCTCTCACGAAAGCTTTGAATTCTGAAGAGGGGCTTTCTGAGCTAGAGGTGCTGCCGCTCCTCCCATTGGTTATCGACACCGCTCGGAGGAACCGTAAGCACTTTCCTTATGTGAAGTTTGCGGTGCCTGAGGAGTGGATCAAGGACATCAGGGGTGGCTTTGCTTTAGCCGATGACTATCTGGTGGTAAGATTGCCCGTGGCGCGAGCAACCAGCGCATTGACAACCACTTAGCGAAGGTTTATCATCTCTGACAGCGAGTTCCCTGGGTGGGAGTTCGCCTTTTGAAATGCAGTTATAGGAGGATTAACCATGGCGACACTCAGCACCACTCGGCTTTATCGGTCAGTTTATTCGTTTCTCCAGAAGGTTCGGAGAAAGGAGATTGACAATTTCTCTAGACCGCAGGGCCTCTACATTCTAGACACTGGAAACATCTCTGTCACAGATGCCCTGTATAACACCACAAATGACGTGATTGAGGGGCTTCAATTCCCTGACAACTGCTACCTGCTTGGTGCTACAATCACACACACTGACTGGGACACCAACGGAGCGCCAGCGCTTACCATCGATGTCATCCTTGACAATGGCACCACTACAACAGTGCTCATCAACGAGTCCACTGATTTCCAGAGCACCACACCAGAGATCGTGGACCAAAGCGTGCTGGCCACTGCCACGGTGGATACGAACCATGGAGCGTGGCCGTTTGTAGATGTCAGCCAGTACAAGCTGAATCTGAGAGTGGGCGCTGTAGTCGCGGCCACTCCTGGAACATCAAGAACCTTCCGGGTAAGAGCTCTGGTTTACCAAGGCTCTGTAGGTACCCTAGCATAACAACGAGGAGCGGGCATAACTTGAATCCCTCCTTCCCGCCACTCGTGGGTCCCATTGGATGTCCCTCCCGCCAGTGGTTTGACCTGAATATCACTGCCTGGGGTTCTTCGGAGCCCCAGGTCTCTCCTCTCGTGGAGGTATAACATGGCCACAGCCACCACAGCGCAATCGCTACCTGACAAGGTATGGGCTGGCACCACCCCGCTTGGTAAGTGGGTAGATGTAATCATTTTGAATGCAGTCAACTCCTACACAGCTTCTTATACAGCACCTGATAATGCAAAGTTTGCAGTGATCGCCGCAAACAACCCGGTATATGTAAAGAGCGGAGGCACCGCTGCTGTGCCGGTCGCGGCGATTGTTGACGGAAGTGGATCGCAGTATGTTTCTGTTGGACTCCAGGTTCGTTTAGAGTCTAGTAGCACTGTGGGATTTATTGCTGCCTCGTCCACTGACACTATCGTTACAATCACGGTCTATCGTTAATGCTCCCATTGCCTGGAGATGTACTAGCCCCAGGAGGGGGAGGTGGCGGAGGGGCTGGCGATATTGTCGGTCCCGCCTCTAGCACCGACAATGCCATCGTTCGCTATGATGGAACCACTGGGAAGCTGTTACAGAACAGCGACGTTACGATCGCGGAACCATCAGCGGGTGCCGTCGTCATTGGCACTACGGGCTCAGCTTACAAGATCAACATTGGTTATCCAGGGCTGGGAATAGATGGAGCGAATGGATCCTTCTATCCCGCTTCTGGCCAGTTTCGTTTCGACGGCAACATTGGATTCAACGGTACAATCTGGCTCGGATCGTCTAATGACGTTGCCATTGAGCGCTCCGCCGCGAACGTCCTGAAGGTCACGGATGGGAGCACTGGGTACGGAAATCTCTTAGTAGACAACATTAACTTCAATGATGGCGGCACATGGACTGCGGCTAACCCGTACTTCAACGTGGATGGTAGTACTCCAGGGAATCTTCAACTAAAAACGAATGGCGGCGTCTATGGCTCCCGCCTGGATATTTTTTCTGGAGGCAACACCCAATCCATTCGCGTAGACGGGAACGCCAACATGATTGGCATGGTTCCGACCGCTAAAATCTATTGGAGTGATACTGCGGGTAACCCAGACTACAACTCGCTTGGGTCATTGGCGTTGAAGCGGCTTGGTGACGGTCAGCTTGCTATTACTGGGGCAACAAAACTGAACGAGCCGTCCACTAATATCAAAATGGCAATGACCACCGTCAATCTCACGGGTGCCTCCACCACCGCAACGGGCCTGTTCCCGGCCAAGTCGTACCATCTTGGAGTTACAGCCAGAATCACCACTGGAGTCACGAGCGGCGATGGTGGAACAAGCATCGACGTGGGAGACGGGACGGACGTGGATAGGTACGCAGCCGCTCTAGGATTCACCGTCAACGGGACCGTTGATATGTCCCTTGCCACCGCCGATCCCACTGGGTGGCTTTCTGGTGCAGGGGACGTTGTGTTCACATGCAACGCAGGCACCTTCTCAGGCGGCGTGGTTAGAGTGGTTGCTCACTATATAGATCTGTCCCCACCAACATCGTAAGGAGAAACAAATGTCTAGAGTGGTTCCAAGTTATACAGTGTTAGATCCCACAATTTCTGATATCTCCCAAGTGGTGATTCGTAAGGAAGTTGTGGATGATGAACAGGGAGGCACCACAAATGAGCTTCGCTTGTCTGTGTATTACACTCTGCAAGCAGATGCACCAGATGTGGATGTGGATCAGAAGTTTGAATCCTATTCCGTCCAGCTAGCCGGTGCTGCGAAGACATCGCTAGTGAACTTCATTAACAGCAACGCAATTCCTGGAATCAAGGCTCAGGAAGGTCTGTGATTGTATTTGCTCTTGCTGCATTGGCTGACATTCTTACAACACATGTTGTTGGAAAGAGTGGTGGCGTGGAGGGCCACCCCTTGCTACGCAAGGTTCCGTCCAAGCTGCGCTGGGTGGTCCAGGTTGCAGCGTATGCAGCGATAGCGCTAATGATTTACGACATGCCCGAATGGGTGGCCTTACTCGTGGCACTCCTTCCGGCAAGCACTGCAACAAATAACGCGGTACGATACTGGAGGCATCATGTTAAATCCGTTTCTTCAAGAACTTAAGCGAAGAGGACTTCTAGATCCCGCAGAGTATCCTCCTCAGAAGGTTTCTAGGCCATCCGTGGTGAAGAGAAGCCAGGAGAATCAGCTAGCAGGTCTTAAGGCCCTCCTTGATGCGGAAGGTAACTTTGTATGGACAAAGACCCCGGAAGCTGACCCGCGTGGTCGTGGGCTATACCCCACCCTTACCTGGGTCATGGCTTGGTACGATGGCGCTCTAGGGTTTGGATATCAGCCAGAGGACATTGGTTTCTACCCGCATGATCTGTATGAAGCATGGCATGACTTTGTAGAGGAGCATTGGCCAGGAGATAAGCGTAATAACTTCCTTCTGGAGAATGTAACCTTTGAGCACAGAATGCCTTTTGATGCAGACTTCGTTTTTCCAGGCTAACGCATGACCCTAATAGCTACCAACGCGCTGTCGTTTATTGCGACCACATATGGTGAGTTGCCCACCACGGGTGCCGCGCCTGTTGGTAGCATGGGGTATGTAACTGGCACGGGGAAGGTATACTACAGCACAAATGGAACCTGGGTGGAGCTCACCTCTGGAGGAGGCCCTGGCTTCCCATCTTACAACACGCCACCCACCTCTCCATCTGCTTATGACGATGAGTTCATTGGCGGTTCTCTGGACGGGAAATGGAGTGCAGTGTCGGTTGGCACTACAAATCCGATAGCTTCTGGCACTGTAAACCCACTAAGCTCTTTGACCACGCCGATCTACGATCTCACTTCTCAGAACAGTTGGATTCTGTTCCAGTCGGACAACTCCACAGTGCAAACATTTGGTTTGCAGCAGTCAATCACTCCAGACACCTCTGCCACTCTTCATTTCAAGTTCTCGATTGATGCACGATCGGTTTCTGGCGCTGGAGAGGGCGGAATGTATTTTAACCTCATCAACACGGGGGACTCTAACGAGGGCGCTGGCGTGTACATGCAGAGCACCGGCACTGGATACAGAGGTAGATTGCGAGTGAGCAATAACGGTGCCGTTAGCGAAAGCACCACTGTAACTATGTCCGAAGCCTCGTTTGTTCCGGAGTTCCACTTAGTCCTTTGGAAAAGCAGCAACACTTATTACATGGGCTACACTTCTGGTGACGGTCTTCCTGGTGTGCTCGGGCCGGTTACGAAAACAGGCGTGACCACGTTTGATGCTGTGGAGGTGGGTTGCTACACGGCAAATGAGACTCCGAGCATTATCTATGGACTCGACTTTTTTAGGTACTACAATTCAATTAAGATGGGATTGATGAACTGAGGTAAGCATGGCACAGGCTAACGTGTACTTCTATGTGGTTGTAGATGAGGGTGCTGGAGAGAACAATGTGGTGGCTGGTAGCCGCAACACTCCTTATGCGGTTTCTTTAACTGGGCCATCAGTTTATACAAAGAGATTCGAGGCTGTGGACACTTCCACGACACCGGCAACACTTCTTACCTTGGGTGCAAGTGGGAATTTGGCCGCAGCCTCACTGGTTTTAATTCGTGCCTCTGTTGCTGGCGTGCTTACCTGGGTTGGAACAGACGACTCGGGCACGTACAAGGACACGAGTGCGCTAGGGATTCCTGCGAATTGTTGGCAGCCAATCTTCACAGACGACACGGCGGAGCACGACGACGACACAGGTATTAACAGAGCCTTAAACACGGTTCAAAACATTACCGCCTTCTACTTTAAGGCCAACACTGGCACTTCAGTGGACATCGAGGTAAAGGCATATGCGTAACGGTATCATTATAGACACGGAGGTTTAACCATGCCTAGATTAACAGATCCTGAAGTGGGTACGTCGTGGTCCGGATATGTCCGGAAAAGAAAGGGTGGCATGCAACCCACTCTGCCGCCAGAGCCTCTCCAGGCTGAAGCCGCTCCTAATCCAAGTCCTTGGAACATGGAACCAGGAGTGGTGAATCAGATGCGAGACTTCTTGCGCTCTCGAGGTCTCGGTAAGAAAAATGTGAGAAACGCCATGCAGAACTTCTTGCAGGGTAACGGACTAGGAGCTGCTGCTGGGTTCCTTGGCGGGGACCTTGGAGGTCTGTATGATGCGGCTCCTGGTATTCTGAAGGGTTACGAGCCTCAACAGCTTCTGGACCGCGCTCGTGAGGAGTATGCCAATCAGACAGGTCTGCGCCCCACGATTATGGAGGACAGAGTTTCTCCTGCCACGCGCGAAGCTGCCAGCTCTGGCGATCCCAACCAAGGCGGGGTGGTCCCTGGCGAGAAGAGAAAGCGGCAGCGTCCTCCGGCCTCCGAGCCTTCGGAGCCTAAGCCACGCCCTGGAAGCAAGAGAGCTAGAGAGCTAGCGCGGGAGAGAGGCTAATGG